CCCTATTACAAGAGCGCGGTTATTACTGGAATGAGGAATTACTGGCAATCATTGACAAAGAAACTGGTGAGATTATAAGAAAGGTTGTGGAGCCAAAGGTTGAATACCATGGTGAAATCATTAGGCCAATTACTGAGAAACTAAAGAAAATTCTCAAAATGTTCTGTGTTGAAAGTAATAAGAAGAAATATTCATACCAGAATGATTACCGTTATGGGAGATACTGGGATGAATGTGACGAGTATTATGGCTATTACGATTAATTATGAGTGAGTCAATAAGGCGTTATTTGGAGTGGAGATTTCGCGTTAACAACGTCAGCAAATACCAACAGTATCGTGACGAATGGATAAACAACGTCACACCACTCCAACTACTGTATTTTGAAAAAGAAATGAAGCATCTAATGGATGCTGGGATTTATAAATAGTGAAGGTATGCTTTCATCAAAAAGTTTAAACAGATGTATAGGCCTGCTGGCAGAGATTAACTCCGCAGGTACTACTAACGTCAGACAAATGGCGCTAGAGGTTGGGTATATTCTCAAGCAGGAACTGGATACTGTGATTAGTATTGAGCAGGCAGCTTCTAGTGGCAGAAACCCACACACACTAAACCCAAAATCTGTCATCCAGGATAATATACAGTTGTTCAATGAGAACCAAAAGCTTTTAAAGGAAAATATGGAACTTAGGACAATGCTAGATTCGCGTGTAAATTTCCTTTCTTCCAAGATGGATGAAATACGCCGTGATATAGCAGTAGTCAATAATAACATCATAAACATTAGATGATATGGCAACAAAGGGAGTTTTAACCTGTGCGGTAGATAAACTTGAACAAGCTAATCTGGTTCTCAGACAGAAGCTTTCTACCCTTCAAGGCAAGGATAAAGAAAATGTACTAAAAGAAATTGCCAGAAATGAGGCTATGATTCTGGATTATCAGTTCAGACTAAAAAACGAATAAAATAGAAATGGAGCAATATGATGACAAAAGAAGAAAGAATTGAAATATTCAAGAATACCGTTAGGTTAGTAAAAGCTAAAGGTTATTCCCTAAGAGATACTACTGTGACGTTTGATGACATGGAGAATATGAAGAATAATACCAAATTCTATTCAAAGAAGGTTAATATTGAGCATAATCTACTGCCGAAGTATGATACCAAGGTAAGCGTTATGGATAATGATTGTCTTGATGCAGCACAGTCACTTGTTAACCTTGGACTGAAGCCAGCAGTTCTTAATATGGCGTCTTTCCACACTCCTGGTGGTGGCGTAGAGAGAGGTTCTGCTGCACAGGAAGAAAGCATTTTCAGACGCACAAATATCTTTATGTCATTGTATCAGTTCCACGAGGTAGGCACTAACTATAAAATAGAACAACGCGAGGAAAGATATCCCCTGGAAATGCATTATGGCGGTATCTATACGCCTAATGTTACAGTGTTTAGGAAGTCAGAGAACGAGAACTGTCGTGTTATGTCCGACCCGTTTAAGATTGATGTTATCACCCTACCAGCAGTTAGAAAGCCATCCATTGATGAGAACGGAGACGTTGCAGACTGGGTTAAAGATATTCTTACTAATAAGATTAAGCAGATACTGGACATCGCTCTGGAGAATGGTAATGACTCTCTAGTGCTTAGCGCATTTGGTTGCGGGGCTTATGGAACCCCTCCTAAAATTGTAGCTAAGCTGTTCTATGATATCATATACAGCGATGAATATAAGAACCTATTCAAAGAGATTGTTTTTGCTATCATCAATTTGCCTTCTACCAACGGTGCTCATAACCCAGATGGTAATTTCAAACCATTTAAAGATATATTTGAGTGATGTTAAAAGATTTAGAGATATTTGAAGATAAGAAACAGGCCTTAGTTCTATTCTATAAGTTCTTGAAATATTATGGGTTGTTCCATACCCTGTATGGCAAGAATACTAATAAACTAATCCGTTATGCTGGAATTAATCAGTTTGACATCTCTCACACTAGTAAATATGGAGGTCCTATGTTCTGTTTACAGGATTTGTTTTTAGATTTGGGCAATTTTATCGTTCCTGGGAATACTACAGGTGTAATTATAAAAAGGCTACAATATTCTCAGCTATGGCGGTTTTTTATACTTGATAACATTGATACACTGAAATTTAAAAGCGAAACAGCAAAAAATAGTTTTGTAAGAAGTATAAGGACTGCAATTGAAAATAATGGAACAAGGTCGAGCGAACTGGTAAAGTCGTTTTTCGAAAAATATGATATAATAATTAAAAAAAATAGTTTTTTATGATTGACAAAAAGTTTCTTCACGCACTGTTAAGTGCATCAAGCCCAAGTGGCTATGAGGGTAGTGCATCTAATGTATTTGCTGATTACATGGGTCAGTTCGCAACCATCGTGAAACGTGACAATGTAGGAAATACAGTGTTTGTTATCGGTAATTCTGAGGCTAAGACTAAGGTCATGCTGTCAGCGCACATAGACGAGATTGCCATGCAGGTTCAGAACATCGATGACAAGGGTTTCATTCACTTCATTGCTGATGGTGGCATCGACAAAAAAGTACTACCAGGCTCTCAAGTTCAGATTCTTACTTCAAATGGTGTGGTAAATGGCGTTATTGGTAAAGCCCCAATACACATTGAACATCACTCAGATGATAAGAACAAGGCCATTGAAATTAAGGACATGAAGATTGATATAGGTGCTGAATCCAAGGAAGAGGCAAAAGCTATCGTAGGTATAGGAGACCTTATCCTGGTTAAGTGCGAACCAATAGAAATGGGTGCTAACAGAATATCTGGTCGTGGTCTTGATGACAAGGCTGGAATATTCGTGATTGCTGAAGCAGCAGCCATGCTGTCAAGGGAAAACCTGTCAGACATTTGTGTATATGTTGTGGCTTGTACACAAGAGGAAACATCAGCCAGTGGAGCTGTCATTTCAGCAGCAGGTATTGACCCAGACTATTCAATCGATTTTGATGTAACATTTGCTACTGATGACGAATATGTAAGTGCAAATGAATGGGGTGATATAAAGCTTGGTGGTGGTGGCGCTATTGCACATGGCGTTGACAACAACATCTATCTAACAAAACTTATCAAGTCAATCTGTGTTGATAATAAGATTCCTTTCCAGGAGTTTTCAGTTCCTAGCGGATGCACTGACACAGTATATATCAAGCAGTCATCATCAGACTGTATGACACAGCTTCTGTCAATTCCAAACAGGAATATGCACACACAGGCTGAGGTCTGCGATTACAGAGACCTTGAATCACTTATCACAATGACTGTGAAGACGATTCTTGCTCTCAATAGTATTAACTCAGTATAATATGGCGAGTCCAGAACAGGCAAGAAAATGGCGTGAGGCACACCGTGATTATCGCAAGGTATGGTACAAGAAGAATAAGGAAAAGGTACAGGAGGATGCCAAGCGAAAATACCACGAAACTGTCACCAAGAAGAGAATGGAGGAAGCTCTAGCCTCTTTGTCAGAAGATGAATGGAAGCCAATCCCAGGATTTGAAGACTATAGGGTGAACAGAGAAGGCGAGGTAAAGAACAAATTCGGTAAGACCTTAAAGCCAGGAAAATTATCAAATGGGTATATGCATGTGTCACTTTCCAACGATACGGTTAAAAGAAAACACATGTATGTACACCATATAGTTTGGGTTACATTCAATGGTAAAGTCCCAGACGGATTAATCATATGCCACAAAGACACAAACAGAGGAAACAATGCACTTGATAACCTTACTGTGATGACACAGAAGGAGAACTTTAACAAGCCACTTACAATTGAGCACTTCAAACGTAGTCAGGACATCTACCCAAGAACGAAGGGTGGTAGAGAAAAGAAAAAGGTATACCAATATGACACGGAAGGAAACCTTATAAAGACATGGGAAAGCATATTGGCAACTACAGAAGGTGGATTCTCACCATCGGGGGTGTCAAAATGCTGTAGTGGGAAGGTTGAACAGTATAGAGGCTATGTCTGGTCAACTAAAGAGGCTATAAACTAAAACACTTATAAAACTTATCGATTATGGAAATATTAAGAAAAGTAGAGGCTGCATTGCAGGAAACAATGAAATTAATGGCAGAAAACCAGCACAACGAAGGGGCTGGCATGCTTATGGCTGCAAACACAACAAAAGTAAATACTCTCAGGTTTATCAAATCAGAGTTCATAAGAACTAATGAGAAAATCTACCATACAAATCTAGAGTATAAACTTACAGATGATGAGGAAACAAAGGTTCTACTCAAAATGGCTGAAGACCATAGAACAAATATTGAAGCTTACGAAAAGGCTGGCAATGAAACCATGCGTAATAAAGAAACATCAGAACTCAAATATATAGAAGAGTTAACCCCATCACAGCCAACTGAGGAGGAAATGACAGAATATATAAACACACTCATTGATGGCATTCTTTCCAAAATGGATTCTGACTACCAGCTTTCTATGAAGAGCATGGGAGCAATTATGCCCAAGGCAAAAGAGAAGTATCCAAACATAAATGGTAACCTTGTAAAACAGGTTCTAGCATCTAGAATGAAATAATAAAACTAAACACATATGCTAATGAGCGAAAACGGTTCAAAAGTTATTGAGAAACAGCAAGAAGATACTCAAAAAATGCTAGCCGAACTCAAAAAGATAATTGAGGAAAAGAATGAACTTGCAAAAGCTATAGAGCAAGAACCAAGGAAGGTGCTTGCCAAAACGTATATTGAGGGAACACCTTCCAACTTAAACAAAATCATTTCAACTATGATTGGCTCTTATTCATTTGACTCAAAAGGTAACTCAATTCCTGACAGAATGATTGCAGTTACACTTATGGTAGAAGACATAACCCACAAAAAGTAGTACTATGAGAGGATTTCAAAGGGAAAGAGGGCATTTCTACGTCATAGAAAAGTTCAATGAACCAGTAAAACTAAACGAAGAGTCACTTACCTCGCATTACAGTAATGACAGGGGTAGTAGAAACGCAATTGTCTCTCTCAATGAGACAACGCCCATGTATAGCTTTGTGGTTGATACAGGACACCCCAATGGTAATGAAATACATACCATAACAGAGAAAGCAGAGATTATAATTCAGAATGAAAGAACTGGTAAGATTGTAACTGTCCTATTCGCAAGACCAGCACAGATTACCAGATATTGGCACAATATGAATGAGTCGCTGCCAAATACCAGGGATTTCAATCTTGTGATGAGATTCGCAAAGAGTAACGTTGATAGAAACCTGAATAACCTTTAACTATTATTAACTAATAATTCTTGGATAATTACAGGAAAATGTGTAACTTTGCGCCAAATTTGTAATTGTCATGGATAAGGAAGGTTTCATCAAATATGCAGATGTGGTCAAACTACTGGAAGATAATGACTACTATGGGCTTACAGTCAAACGTATAGGAAAACACGGTACTAGACTGAAATATAAGTTTGTCAGCATAAAGTGGTATACCATTGATATTGAAGTGGAAACATTGAAACTTGATGGTGATAAAATCATAGTAGGAATTACCTTTGATGGAGAGGAGATAAATGGCTTCAATGCATTTAAAGATAAGTTCAATGGCATTAGAAAGATGCATTCAGAAAAGAGAAAAGCTACTGGAAGATAATAAATAATTAACGAATATGAATCCATTAAAGATTATTAAATATGTCAACACCGCAATTGCTGTGGGTGGGACTGTGGTAACAACATACCAGGCAATGATGAAGGTTGCCAAGTGGTATAACAAGAAATGTGGTGGTAATAAGAAAAAAGAAGAACCGCCTATCACAAGACCAATTATTAGAGGACAATAAAAATAGTTTTTAGTGCTAACAGACATTTGGTGAGAAGATATCTCAACATGGGTTTGTCTTATGGGACTTGGAAAAGAAACCATATGAGTTCATCGACTTAGCATATGTTGATATACATATTCCTGATGTGTTGTATATAAAATGGCGAGGATTTTCCTCGCCATTTTGTTTATCATTAGTCTTGAAGTATACCCAATCTTTCAAATACCTAACGTAGAAAAAACATCCATCCCATATTTTATTTTAAATTTATTTTTATCCTCTTCCTTTGAAGTCCCAATAAATCTCGCAACTACAAGTTGTACCATCCACAGTAGCACTAATTACTACACCTATTCCTAATGCATTCTCTTCAGAACAACCCACTAGACCTCTTAAAAGAGTGCCAACCTTTGTTAGCGTTAATGTTATTGAATTAGCGCCCACACTTGGTACTATTTTAGCATAGCTACTTGTATCTGGTTCAAGACCTTCATTCACAGTTCCTTTATTTTGAACAAAGGCGTTTACTATTTCAGCCCCATTCACATCACTATTACCGCTTGTTCCACCAGTAACATCACATGCTGGATTAATATCCATGTCACATCGTGCCACCCATTTATGGAGCGTACCCGCCCCACCACACGAAGAAGTGTCATCGATGTAAGGTGCTGTGTAATTCATATCGTAAGAGCTAACTGTTATATCAGAAACTCTTGCTCCATTATATTCTGCATATACTTCAAATGTTGTGCTTCCTCCTGTATATACTGCTATATTGTTACTATCAAAAGTTAGACCAGCAGCTTTAAATTCAACTGATGCGCATGCTCCACCACCTTCTTGGGTAAAACATATACCACTTGATGGCAATGGACAAGTGTCAAGAATATTGGTATAAGATTCGCCTTCGAATAATTGGCTTATTTCCAATGTACCATCTGTTGTGCATATTTGCCTCTCACTTGCTGATTTGTTTTGTTTTACAACACAGCAGATAATTCCATTATCACTTGAAGTACCATCACTTAATTCATAGTGTACTTGAACCCAAGAGTAAGTGCTGTCACAATAAACTGCCCCATTACTTGGCATTTTATGAACATCTGGATACTCGACTTGGTTTATAATAATACCAATCATTTCCATCTTTGTAACACTACATGTAGGTGTAGGAGCAGATTGTGTCATGGTACAAGTACCGCAAGGATTACCGTTAACATATACTGTTATAGTTCCAGTTCTTTGACTTTGAGTTGCTGTAGCAGTAGCAGTTAGTCCACTACTTGTTACAGACGCTGTCAACCAGCTATCATCACTAGAAGCGAAAGTTACTTGGCGTCCGCAACCTTGTGTTGCAACATTTCCGAATGTTGCATTTCCTCCATCAGCCCCAATAGTTGCTGTTGATGAGAAACTAACTGCATTACAGTCACAAAGTACTCTTGATTGTTCAACTGTAATAGTTAAGTTATTACAAGGACTTCCATTGTAAGAAATAGTTATGCTACCAGTTCTACCTGTAGTTGTATCCATATTTTCACTAACAGATATTGTCAAAGTGTCATGACTAGAGTTAAAATCAACGGTTATCCAATCGTAGCTGCCTCTTGAAGCTGTCAAGCCAGTTAAACTTCCAGTACAGTCTCCAGTCTTACTGAACATTACTGTGCTAGAATCAGCCCCAGAACCAAACGATACTGACCTCTTACTTGCACTGAAGCCACTACACGTACAAGCAGTAGGGCTAGGTTGACACGTAGAACCAGAATATACAGTATATGTGCTAGTAGATGTGTTACCAGCATTATCAGTATATGTTACTGTATATTCTATATTTGCTGTTGTTGAATTTTGTGGGAAACGAAAACTTCCACCCCCTAAATCTTGAACAGTCCCACTATTTGGGTTTGTTGATGTTACATTCCAATTAGCCATATAGAAATATTTATTTTAATTTTTTTATTTTTTTGATATAAATAGTTGTTAATTTATATTAATATATTTGTTTATACCATTTTTTTTATATAACTTTGCCACGCAAAACAATAAATAGTATGAATAAGGTAGATTTTTTCGAATTGGCTAGGCTAAGAGCAGAATGGGAAGGACTGTTTGATGGAATCCTATCCTACATAGAGGAAAAGGGAGGACTAGTCATAGTCACAATACCAGTACTAGAATACATAAGGACATCACCTGGTGTACGTGAGAATATGAAACTCCACAGTATGAGGATAAGAACAGGCTTACTTATGGATAAGCACATTGTCCTGGAGTTTATGAAGGAAGATGGTAAACTACACGATGTCCTTGTATGCAGGGCTTTCGAGGCAAAGGCATTCGGGGAAATACGTTATACAAGAAACACATTTGAACGTATATTATCAGCAATTAAATTAACAAATAACAATATAGAAACAATGGCAAAGACAGAGAAATTTAAGAAGGGTGCGTTCGTAAGTTCGCATAAGTTGAATGGTGAGAAATTACTTGGCATCTATGAGTATGCATACGACTGCTGCAATGAATGCTGTGTATCAGACAACAATGGCAAGTACTGCGTGAAATTAAGCTCCACCAAGCCAGCAACTGACGAGGAGAGTAAGATTATCCAGGAAACCATTGTAAAGCCCCGTAGAGAGGCTGAAAAGGCTAGGAAAAAGGCTCTGGAGGAGTCCAATACAGTACAAGAGGAGGAAGTCCTGACTGAAGAGGACATGGAAGAACCTTCTGCGGAAGAACTCGAAGAGGCTATGGAAGCTTCGGAGACAACAGAGGAGTAATGAAACATATTAAAAGTAGTTAAATAATTGGAGTAACGCTTTGTTATTCCAATTTTTTTTTGTATCTTTGCACGTAGACTATATAAAATGCATTTAACTATGGAATTTAAAGTAGGGAACGAAATAACATTTAATGGCTCTATGGATAAGTCAAAGGAGCTTATCTATTCTGGAATCAGGTCAAAGGATGAAATAAATCCATATTTCCCCAATGACAGACATATACCCAGGATAATGATAACATATCCTCTTTCACACTATAGGGTACGTGAGATAAACCATCCATACTATCTGTGTGAGAAGATATGGGAAAGTGGTGACCCTGAGATTCCCACTGGAGGCATGGTTGTATACATCCACGAGGATGAAGCAATTGCATATAATCTAGTATGGGATGGTGTTGTGGTAAATAAAAGGAAAGAATAATACAAATGTATTTCATATTTTTCTGCATATACATCATAGTAATCATAATGTGCTTAGCTGCTGTATGGTTCTTTATCTATGATTCTCTTCCCTTCAGCAATGGAATAGAAATAGTGCAAGGGGTGTTATATGTAATATTTGTGTTTCTTTTATTATTGTGCAATTAACAAATATAATATATGAAAAAATTAATATTATTTTTACTATTGGGACTGGTATTGTTTACCAGTTGCGCTGACAGCAAGAAATTCAAGAGAGCTGACGGTACTGAGTTTGTTGCTCATCCATATGGTTGGGCTGACAGAGAAGATTATTACATAGACGGTGTACAGTATGAGATATGTGCTGGAAATATTGTATGGTCTATACTTACCTGTGAGACAATTGCAGGACCTATCATTTTCACCGCATATGGTCTATATGAACCTGTGGGTTATAAAGACCCTGTAACTAGCAATACTAGTGGGCAGTAACTATGGAAGAGAAATATACATTTACATTCCAACTCACCAAGGAAGAGGTGAAGGAAATGGAGAAGGCATTGCATGGCAGACAAGACAAGAACTACGAGACACAGTTAAAGTGTAAGCAAGGTGGTATCACCATGCATCATCAGAGAGAAGAAGCCCTGAGAAACTTTATGATTATGCAGGGCCTAATTGAACAGTTTGAAAGACAAGAGTTAGATTATAGTCTGGTATGATAAAGAAGTATCAATTAGACCTTACAGATGATGAGTTCATGCATATTATGCTTGCATGTGATGCCTGGTCATCTGAACAGAAGGAAAAGGCTCGTAAAGCGCATGAGCAACAGTCTCCAAATGCTGATAAATGCGAGGACAGATTCTCCACATCAGAAATGGTAATGGAGAAACTTATGTTATCTGCTTGTGAGACCAATCCAGAATTGAATTTAAAACAGAAATGGCAGGAGATAATGTTTGATGTATGAGTAGGAAAAGAGTATGGGAGACCATATCAGTTAGAACACAAGCTGATTTACAAAGAGCATTACGTTCACTTAGGCGTTGTAAGAAGACAATGTCCAAGGAAGAAATTGATGGTGAGGAATGGGCGCTAGAACTTGAATGGGCTAATAATAACGGATACTTATGACCGAACAAGAACGTATTGCAGTCATCTTTCATAAATGGGAGGATAATGAGAAATGAAAAGAGAAATAGTTGAAAAGATTATTGACCTCACACTAGACCAAGTGAGGGAGAAGGGGCTTGACCTGCTTGATGAATTACCACAAGACCAGGTTGGTATTGTATACGATGCCATTGAACGTGACCTTGAAGAGTTCGAGGACGAACTTCAGAATGACATTGATTATGACGATGCTGACGATGACTACAACCCAGAGCATTTCAATGATGATGTTGAATGGGATGGTTAAAAGATATTAAAAGATTGGAGTATTACTTTGATATCCCAATTTTTTTATATAAATTTGCACACAGATAACAATATCAATAAAACTATGACAACAATAAAAGTAAACGAATACAGCTTGAACTGTTTGTGTTTTAGAACATATGACAATGAGTTGGGATTCCCTTCTGACTCTGTTCCTTGTATTTGTAGTATCAATGCAGGTCTAGACCAATATGTAGCGGAGTGGGTATGTGAGGCATTAGGTTATCCACAAGCCCCTATTTTCTACCTCTCCTGCTTTGGAACAAACAGTAATTTGAGAGGAATGGGCTATGGTAGACAAATGCTCCAATATATCAAACAATACTTCAGGGGTTGTGTATTATATCTTGAGGTGAGTTCCATTGGAGAAATGTCAAACCAACAACTGAAAGCGTTCTACGAATCGGAAGGCTTCCATGAGATATGCCCTAAGGATGGCTATCCAATGTATTACACAATGGCAATAAAACTATGAACAAAAAGAAAGTAATTAATTTATACGATGACATCTTCATAATAGATGGCAAGACAGTAGGCATTACGAAAGCCACAATACGCACTGGCTATCAGAAAAATGACAAGTATGTGAGGTTTCTCACCAATTGTTCACTTGGTAACGGAGTCATGGCAGAGTTCGACCTGTCATTGGAAGATGCTGATACACTCATTAGCAACATTGAGGATGGAATTACAACCTATGTGGTTGCAGAATGCTACGGTGGTGTTGCTAGACTGGCTGACTATGGAGATATCCATTTTGGTATACGAGAGCATATAAACGATATGATTAATACTTCATTAGACTGATAATATGGATAGACATACACTAACTTTAACTATCATGTTGTCAGCAATGGCAATAACAATCCTCATATTGTTTGGTATTGTAATATATGAGAGCTATATGTTCAGTAGGGCTAAGAAAAAGCACCTCATGTTCAACCAACTCAAGAAGGGTGACTACGTCTGGAGAGTATGCGCAGACGAATTGAAGCCACTTCGTGTCAGAAAGGTATACTATGACTTCAAGTATGAATCAAATGAGATTGAATATATCGGCATTAGCCTAGAAGACACATACCATATCCTGAGGATTAATCCAGAACATGCTAAGAGCTTCATGTTTGAGGATGGCACAATTAAGTATTATACCATCTACGAGGAAGCTGATACAATCGCATCACTCACTAGAATCAAGAGAGAAAGGGAAATCAATAGGGTTACATCAGTATCAGTTGATGAGTTCTCAAAGAAACTGAATAGCCATATTGAATCACTCAAGAAACTTGGAGAGGACACAATAAAGGAACTGGAGGTTAAAATATAACTTATAAACTTTGTTAAACTATGACACAAGAAGAAAAATCCCTATTACTCCAAAACCTCTGTGCGATGTTGCCTCATCGAGTTAAAGGTATAATTTCGTTTAAACATTTATCAGTTTTAGATGATAACAAATGTGCAATATTTGTAAGACCGTTTAAAGTAAAAGGAGGATAATATGGATTATATAGTCGGATATTGTAAAGTGTTTAATGAACAAATTAATCATTATGATTGCAAACGTTGTAATTATAGTAATCCTTTACATTGTAAATATTTTAAATACAAATATACTATAGAAAAAGTCTTAGGAGAATAAATTAGTACTGTGATAAAGATATAAGAAGTTAACGAACTAAATAAAAAAAAAATTATGAAGAAATTAGCATTAATGATGTTCGCTGCAATGTTCATAGCATCGTGCGGCAAGCAAGAGAGTGAAGTAACCACCGCTAACGGAAATGTGACAATCAGCTTTAATTCAGCGACAAGGGCTGCATCTGATGCGCCATTCGAGCGACTTGACATACTGTTACTTAACGGTAATGGTGAGAAGGTCTACGAGACCAGCCAGACGAGCGAGCATTATTCATTCGGAGAGGTTACGCTGAGTCTTCCGCTTGGTGCATATCAACTTATAGCCGTTGGACATAACAGGCAGGCTACACTGAGCAAGAATGCGGTAACGTTCACGGGTGGCGTTGGCGATACGTTTTGCCACAACGGAATGATAAAGGTAGCGGAAGGCAGTAATACCTATACTCCGACACTTAAACGCAATGTAGCCATGTTCAGGCTGATATTGAATGACGAGGTTCCGCAAAACGTGAAGAAGTTCTACTTCGAGGTGTCGGGTGGCTATATTGACTTCGACCCTACAACGAATCAGGGCATTACCAAGTATGACCAGACCGAGGTGTTCAGCGTGAACTCAGCGAACATCTACGAGGTGTACACCTTCACGGGTGAGAGCGCAAGAGGTTCTGTGGACATCAACGTCTACGCAATGGATGCTCACGGTAATGTAGTAGCCAAGAAGCAGTTTGGTAAGGTAGGCATCCAGCGAGCTTGTGTCACCCAGTATAGTGGTAACTTCTTTGCTACCGATGACAACTCTGTGTTACCAGTATATATGGGTTTTGCGGTCAATAGCGAATGGGAAAATACGTCTAAGTATAGCTTTTAAGGGTATGACACAAAAAGAAAAATCTCTATTACTCCAAGACCTTAGTGCAAGGTTGCCATACGGGGTTAAAATTGATTATCCGTTGGTAATTGATAATCCGTTATTAGAAGATATTGTATCGGGAATATTTTTAGATATTAGGAGCGTTGATATTGACCATGTGATTGCATATATGCCTGACAAGAAATATGAAATTGATTTGTCCAAAGTAAGACCCTACCTTCGTCCAATGTCAAGTATGACTGAGGAAGAGAAAGAACAACTCGCTATTATTAAGAGTGAAGATTTTCAACTTGTCAGACAATGGGTAAAAAATGAATCTTTTAAAGAGACAGGTGTTCCTTGTCCAGTTACTTGTGGAGAAATAGATTATTGTAATAAAAAACATTTTGATTATCGTGGACTAATTGAGAAAAGCCTTGCATTGGAAGCACCAGAAGGAATGTATGACTTAAACAATAAATAACTATGGCAACAATTAAATCAAATAACATCAAATGTAAATCAATTTGCACTGGATATAAATGGCTATGTGATAATTGTATTAAAAATTTGAATAACTATGACAACAATTAAAAAGATTATCCTATTAGCACTTACAGTCTTGATAATGGTTGGGTGTATAGAAAAGAAAGAGAATGGAGAACCTATTGTAAGTGATTATTATAACCAACATTCAGTTGATAACCCTTATATTCAAGTTTTAGATTCTTGCGAGTATATTTGTTGGGATTATAAAATGGCTCACAAAGGCAACTGTCGCTTCTGTAAAGAGCGTAGGCAAAAGGAATTGGAAGAGTTGGTAATTAAATTAAAGGAGAAATAACTATGGCAACAATTAAATCATACACAGACATTTCTCAGAGCAAAAAGTTGGCAGAAATATTGCCTCTTGAAAGTGCGGATATGATGTATCATTCTGTTGAAAATGAATATGGAACTGGTGCATTTGTAGCAATATCCAAAGTTATAACAAATGGATTTAGAAATGATGATTTTTATATTGACGATATTCCATGTTGGAGTCTTGTTGCATTACTTGATATTTTACCAAATGATTCTGATGTTGTTAAAGATAAAGCTGACACAGAAAACGAAAAATATATGTGTACTGTAGGAATAGCTGATGATATTATAAGTACGTTCGGAAATAATCCTGTTGATGCTTGCTACGAAATTATATTGAAGTTACACGAACTTAAAATGTTGTGATTATGACAGAAAAACAGACCAAAGAATACGAAAAGTTGTCCAAATTAAAAGAACAATATAAAAATTTTATTGCAAAAGACGGAGACGTTAGTATTACATATTATTCACATCTTATTCATGACAGCCTTTATGCTAGAGTTGATGATGATGAATTTAAAGATTTAGTTAAAACTTTAGCAAAGGAAAGACTTAAAATTATAAATAAACAAATAGAGGAATTATGAAAGAACTATCAATAGAAGAAAAAGCAAAACATTTCTTTGAACTTGGGATTAAAGCACACTTATAATAAATGAACTGGAGGTTAAACTATAATTCATAATAGCCATATGAATAAAAGAAACTATAAGGTAGAAGGAAATATAATTTACCCAGATGAGAAAATGCTCACTTGGGGTCCTTTCTACTACCATTCAATAGATAAGGGAAAAGAAAGAATGGAGACAATTCTTGAAGACATCACAAAATGGTGCAACCTACAAGACCCATCACTTAACATCACTCCAGAGAACCTGATAAGGACAAGGACTGAAGAACAAATTGTATTCAACATAAAAGCATGGAAAAACGAAACCACACTTCAGAATTGTAATGGTATCATAACAACTGAAGAGATATTTTTTGAAGATGATGATTAAACTTTGTTAAAAGATGCAAGAGACACTTGGTTTCTTGCATTTTTTTATATATCTTTGCATAAAAGCAAATATAATAAATGGCATTTAAACTATCAATGGTTGCATCCTCAGATGAAGGGGATAAGATATACTGCCTTTATAAAAATGGTTCTGATATACTGCTAAGAGGATATTATGATTTCAATAAGGACACATTCATAGTCACATCATTCCATTCCAGTAAACTGAAAGAAGATATGACTGTGGAATCTGTAATTGAAGGACTCAAGACAATGTTGCTACTTGAACATGATTGGGAATTCAAATATCATAAGAAAGTAATCAAACTGATAAAAGAAGGCATTATAAAAGCTAGAAAAAGGAAAAATAGAAAGAAGAAAAATGGAGGCAAAGAAACACATGCCAATGAAACTTACGGAAGAGGAACTGGTTCTGATGAAGAAGTGCCTGAAGAAATTCAAACACTGCCAGACTATTAAGAAGGTTCTAATGAGCGTCTATTATGGTAGCAGATTCTTCTATGGATTCATTGAATTCACTGAATATATGACAGAACTGTTAGCCATAGGCTCAGATAAAGAGGAAGACCTGGAACAATGGCTTGATAGAAGATATCGAGGTAATCAAACAGTCTTTGGCTTTAATTACGCCATAGTCAAACTTGGAGACCTGAACAATATGGAAAGCCATATAACTGATTTCTTGCCATTTGTGAATACCCTAACGAAACTAGATTATGTCGATGTAAGAGAGGCAGCAAAAATACCAGAAGGGTTTTATAAGATTAGAAAATAACAAATATAGCTATTAATATTATGAATAGAAAACTGACAATTGAGAAGATTTACAATACCCTCATGCAACAGGGTAAGGTAACATCAAAGAGTGATGTCCTGGGTACTGACCCAATGGAAGACAAAGTGTTCACCAAGAAGCTCACAGTAGATAAGGAACTGGGAGAAGGAGCTTCTGCCATTGAGGTTAAGTTCATTGCCATCACAAGTGACAATAAAGAGTTCAATAATACATCATCCAATGATGTGCGTGTTAACATTAAGAACACAAGAAACCAATGGTGCAACCTCTTCATAGAGGAAACACCAGAAAACATCCTTGAACTAGTTGAAACCACAGTCTGCTAATGACAAGGAAACAGATAATAAGACTGGTGAAGAAATATCAACTAATGCCAGAACTCTATCTGTTCGACGAGTGGATTAGGCGATATTCAAGAGACTCTAAAGACGCAATATCCTATATGGAACGATATACAAAAAATAGCAAAAGACCAATCAACTTCGTAATAGGAACATTGACGTTACTGAAAGATACAGTAGAATATTCAAAAAATGCAATACAATGACAGACCTGGAATTTGCAAGCTGTGACTTGGAAAGACTTAATGACATATACATCAATAGGAAAAAGTTCTATGAACTTAGTCCAGGAGACCCCGTATATCTCGTCATAGTCGAAATAAGCCCCACAAAATACGATGGACGCTTCGTATTCAAGGCAAAGGAAAGATATACGAAATATCAATTGAACTTCTATGGTATGACACTGGTCAACCCATCAAGACCAAAGTCAAGACAGGCAAAGATATACCTAACACAAAACGGACAGGGAATCTTTGCCGATAAAAACGTATCGTCTTTCATAAGACATAAGAGAATGTATAAAGGAGAAATAACTCTCCACATATACGGAACATCACTACAGGAATGCATATTCAAAGCAGAACAAACAGCAAACCTGCATAACCTGGATGATAAACTGTCCTGGGGACAAGCACCATTATAATAGTATGCTAACAGATAAGGAAGCCATAAAGATTGTAAAACAACTGGGAATGATGCCAGTGCTATATAAAATGACCAAAATAACATATGGCATCAAATACCCATTATTTCACCTTGAGATACAAAAATACGGTGGTATTTACAAATGGATGATGTCAAGACTAACAACATCTGAGGATGGACTTATAAAAACCCTAGACGAATGGGACAAAGTAACTAAAAGTGTAAAATAATAATAACAAATATTATGGATAGAGATATAGCATTGATGAAATTCGCAGAAGCAATACAATTCATAGAGGAAACTATGAAGGTGGAGAAAATAACAGGAGTGGAACTAGAACCAGTTCCATTCGCAAACGATAATATCTATATGACTGGATTCAGAATAGATACAGAAACACCAATGATTCACCTCAAGGTAATCAGGAAACTCAACCTGTTCAATACAACAAAACAACAAAAGGAATACTATATGATGAACCCTGATGCTGACTTCTGGATTGATACAGAAGCACTAGACGGATTCACACTGTCAGAAACAATCACAGCACTGAAAAGAAAACTATATATGGCAACAGACCTCTGCATTGCCAACTTCTCATACTCCAACAGAAACGAAAGAGTAGAACAACACGTAGCCTATATATCAAGACGTGTGGCTTGCAAAGACATGCTAGCATTAAGGAAAAAATACTATGACATAAAATTCAAATTCATTAATAAGCCAAAAGAAAATAAAATATCAGACCTAGAGTTCGCTACAGCAGCACTAACATACGAAGAATAAACAACTATACCAATGACCAAAACAAAGGTACATATGCCAATGAAACTCTCAGATAGAGAGAAAAAACTAATCAAGGAACTTATGATGAGAGCAAAAAAAGAAGGAGGAACTACACTGCAATTTCTTGTCAAGAAATTCATCATAGCTATATATTGGCATCATAAAACAGCACTGTTCAAAGACTACTCTGGTACTGTAGGAGCAACAATACTCAGAGCATTCCCAAATGGTAGCAGATATACAATACAGGAAGCACTGAGAAGAGAAATATACTCAATACCATTCTGGATGTCAGACCTGTATGATGATAGACCAGACCTATACAATGGTATATCAACTAGAGTGATGCTGGACACAAATATTAGGTCAATGAAAACATTCATGGCAGAACTCATTCAATCAATACACGAGAGAGAAACAAATGTGAAATTGGCTAAAATGGTGGGACTCTATGAAGACCCAGCAGAAGACCTGCCATTCTAAATAAAACAAACTATGATTAAGGAAGATAAAGATAAAATAGAATACCAACTCAGACAGGTTAAAAACGTCAGCATACTAATAGGCATGATGACAAAAGATGTCATGCAATACGTCAGGGAAACTAACTGCACACAAGATGAAGCTGTCGAAAAAAGAGAAAAAGCATATAACTTCCTATCCAAATATGGAATAGATTACCTCGAAACTGCCATAAAGACAATTAGGGAAATAACAAATAAACCATCCATATCACTATGAACCAACATGTAAAAGAACTGGTGCAACTCGCTAAAAAACACAATAAAATGCCAGTCCTGATAAAACAATTGCAATACGAAAATTCTACATTGATAGGAAAAGCATTTTCAGATACAGAAATAATAGAAATGTGGTATGATAATATACTAAAAAATGCATATCAAGAATTGACGTGGGATGATAGCTATACTTTCGAAGTAGAATTTCTAAAAACTTTAAACAAATGGCAATACAGACAGGAAAAAACAATACTACACCAATAGTCAAACTAATGGTGCAAATGGCAAAGAAAAATAAATCAATGCCAATACTAATGAAAATGCTACAAATAGATAGAAAACTGTTCTATAAAAATTTAACCGATACAGAAATAATAGAAACGTGGTATGAAGTAATACATAACGACTGGAAAGCAACAAAAACATTCGATAATACCACAATTAATGATATCTTTAAAGAATATATAAACGACTTTAAAAGATATATAGAACAATATGAAAATGACCTACCTGTCTGGTAATCAGGAAGTCACGCATAGTAAAAAAGTTTTACATGAATATTTTTGATACTTTTGCAACTTAAACTAATTGAAAATCAGATAGTTAGAAATGGTAGGAATTCTCTAATTTTTTTGGTACATTCTAGTGTATTTATAAAGCATTTATCAAAGAAAATGTATAGAATTTTTTTGAGAAAATTATGAAACGGATATAGGTAATATACTACAGAAAAAAGATATAAAACTTAAGGGAAAAACATTAGAAACATTGGGGAAAAAATATTATAAACTTAAGAAAAAAACTGTGTCTCGTGTAAATTGATTAAAAAATTTTAAAATTATTTAGCAAAATTTAACATATATGAAATTTAACTTTCAAAGTAAAACTGGAGGGTCATATCATTCGTATGAAGTTCTTATAGTTTATTATTATCATGATGGTGAGAAGATTAGGTCATCTAATTTTGAATCCACTGAATTGTTTGAGGAGTTCATGAATGAGTGTCATCCTGGTATACCATTTGATGAAGTCTTGGCTAAGTTTGGTAAGGCTGTAGAGTTGGTATCGAAATTAGCCAATAATGGTATATGGGAGGAGAGGCATGCAATTAAAATGGTCAATTGTTATCTTGCTGGTGATTTGCTGGTATCCTGTATGAGTTGTGTTGGTATTCATGAGAAGATGGCAGAGTACTATGAGGGTAGGAAGAAGATAAACGAAGGCTATTTGCAGACATTCCTGGCGAATGGTTGGAGTTATAATGACAAGTCTACTACTTTTGTTACGTTCACATATTATTATGATGCTGCTAATAGTGAGAAGCCATACAAGATTCATGTATTCAAGAACAAGATAGCAGTTGAGCGTCCCAATGGCACTGTGTGTAGTGTTATTGTAGCTGATAGGTTTTGGGTTCATTATGGTGGAAAGAAAAAGCCAGAATAATTTGCTTTTTAAAAAAAAAAATTATATCTTTGCACTAAATTATTATAAATAAGGTATATTAATGTCTAATAAGGTTAGTTTAATTATCTCAGATAAGGAGCGTCCTAATCTTATTTCTTTGTTTAAATCCTATGTAAAGCGTAGGGTTAAGGAAGAAACAGAGAAATGGGAGAGGCGTTATCGTGAACATCCATACAGAGGCTATAGCATATACGATGATGACTATGACGAGGATATGGCTAGGTTACGTCGTTTCTATGGAATGGATGCTTTAGTAGATGAGTACTGGGATGACGATGAAGATGATGACGATGAAGACGATATAGAGTTTTCTGAGTATGATTATGAGGTAGATGATGATGGCACTATTGTATTTCCCCCACAGTCTGGTAACAAAGGTTCTGAGGATGTAACATTGCGTCCAGGGCAATATAGAAGGAGTGCCCAGGATATGGATGACTACTGGAATAAGATGGCTAAGTTCAATAGTAATGGTAAGCATAAGCATGTCAAGCATCGTGGAAAGAGGGGGAATAAGCATAAGAGAGATATCAATGAGCCATACAATGCTAATTTTATTGATGATGCTGATGATATAATATCACAGAACACCATATATTTTTATCCAGACTATCATGACAAGTATGAGAGATTAGAGTTCAATTCTCTTGTTGAGTTTGATGAATACTGCAATGAGGAAGGTTTTGTAGTGCCTCCTTATGTTGGAGAGATATTGGCTTATTCTACTGTATCTCATTGTTGCTTAAGACCTGATGCAAAGGAACAGGGTATTCTTGAGGTAATGAGAGAGGATACTTATGGTGATATGTTCTACGAGGCTTGTGAAACTTCAGAATTAAGTGCGACATGAGAAAGAGAAATTTAAGTTATAAACTATATGACCTGTTTAGGGAATACATAAAGAGGAAGGAGAAGGAGAGTCATATTTACGTTAACACTCATACCTCTTATCATTATCCAGCTTATTCTGGTGCAGCAAGGGCAGCTAATTCCTGGATGCATAAGAATGACAATTACGAGGGCGTTATCTATTTCTATGAGTGGTCTGACACTAATAGAGAACCAATGCTGTTCTATAATATCAATGCATTCGATGCTTTCCTGAGGAGAAGTGATATATTTATGCCCCCATTCCAGAAGGATGTCATTCGCCAGCTTGATAGGGCATATGTTTCTTGTAAGAAGGGGACACATGATATTGTTATCAGGGGAAGTAGGGCAATGTTGGATGATGCGCTAAGTAGGGTTGATTCTGCTGGTGTTGATATGAATACAGTTTCCAGCGCAATACCTAACAGACCTGTGCCAGCTCCAGGGCTAAGCTTTGTTAATCCAAATTATAATCCAGCTAATCTGAATTTGACGTGCAGACCAGATAGAATGCCACCAATGTATGCTGGGTGTCAGAATGAGTCTTGGTATACTTAAGTACTTTTTTAAGTACAAGCAACATATGGGATGGGACTTTTTCGGAAGTCCTATTTTTTTATACCTATAAAAAAAAGAGGATGGTATTCATTTACCATCCTCTTTAATTGGTTTTATGTCAGTGACATTTTCTTTACCGAACTGCTTAATGAGTTTTTTAACGATGCCTGGTACATCACTCTCTTTGAGCTTCTTTGCACTATTGATGTTTGTGGTGGTCACAGCTTCCCCAAACATTGAGGTGCGTCTGAAGTATGTTTTCTTGTGCCCTTTGAGGGTAAACTCCAGGATAACGTTATTCATATTAGAAGTAGTAAGGTTCAAGCACTGGGACTAGCTCAGCAATCTGTTTAGGGTCACCATCAAGCCCTCCCTCCTCTACAGGAAGGTTGGCGTAGAATTCTAGCTGGGTCTTCTCAGCTTTGGCAAACCAATCGTTTGTGTAGCCTTTTGCCTCATCCTTATTATTGGTAAACTCAATCTTACCTGTAAGAGGGGTATAAGACTTCACATACTTCTCCTTATCATGAACTTTCAATACACACGGCATAAGCTTAATGTTAATGTTAGACTTATTTAAGTACAAGCAACATATGAAATGGTCGGATTAGTATCCACCGCCATCCATTACTGCGTACTGTAGTTCTGGGTACTTCTCATGGTCCCACATGATAGGATTCTTGAGGGTCTTAACCTCTGAGTTACAATAGAAGCTCCCGTCACGGACATAAGCTTCAGCCTTGTTAGTTGTGAAGGTAACAGTACCTTCAATCTTGTCCAGGTCCTTAATCCACTTCTTAGGTTTGCCTGGTTCATCAATTCTGATAGTTGGCATTTCTTTTACTGTTTTAATTTACTAATGTTAATAATATCCCCTAGCATATACGGTCACCCGCACATGCCTCTCAATTTGGGCAAAGATATGTATTTTTTTCCAAATAACCAAATATTTTAACCATATTTAATTAAATAACCATTCCCAGGTTCTGGCGACATCATTCCTGAGGCAGAACTGCTGGTCAGTAAACATCCAAACAACTAGGGCAACGAGCGCTATGATGAGTATCCACTTAATCAGATTGATATCTGAGACTTAAATAAGTACAAGCACAATATACAATGTCCCCCTAGAGCTTTCTAGCCGTCTCCTCAAGAATTCTCCTGGTCTTCTCCAGCTCCAGCTCTTCAGACATCCTGGAGTATAGCTCTAGGACATCCTGATATCTAACGTCGAATATCTGGGATACCTCTATCAGAGTATGTGGATGTGGAAGACCAACCTTCTCCTCCCAGGCGTACAATCTTGCACATAGCTCCAGATTCTTCAAGTCTTCCTGCTGCCTCTGTAGTATCATCCTGCTGAGCTTATCAGATAGTGACTCCTGACTCCTGAGGAAGTAGCTTAAGTGTATCCCAATTAGTGTTATTATAATGTATTGTATCATATGCTATATATTTGGACTTAAAAAAGTACAAGACCACCTTGTCAATTGTTTAAAACGTATGTATACGAGTAATGACGTGGGGACACGTGTACACGCCTCACGTCTGTTAGCTCCAGATTGCCCACATGCAATGTGGATGTCGCCTCACGAGTTCTGTTCGATGAGCGACTCTACATTAGCCTTCATCAGGCTGTCCATTTCGCTTAGGAACAATATCTCTCCTCCACTGTCCTCTATGTAGCCGTCTCCATTTCTGGATGTGGTGTCTATATGGACAACGTTAGGGTAGCTTGTCCCGTTTTTCCCCAATACATTGATTGGCTTGGGTAAATATAAATCTACTTTCTTCATAGTGGTTGCAAAATTACATAAAAGATTTGATATAACCAAACTTTTACTGGATAATTTATCTAAAAAGTTTATATAGCCCTATATAACTTTTACACCTTATTATATATACGTGCGAGGCTATTTGTAAAGAAATTAGAAAATTTTCATTCCAGATGATATTTTTTCTCTAAAAAATTTGGTAGTTTCGATTTTTATACCTAATTTTGCAGCGTGAAACATTAAAACAACAAGAGTTATGGATAGAGAAGAATTTTACAAAGAGGGAAGCAAGGTGCTGACCGATGATGAGTACAATGTAATTTCAGGTGCATTTGACGATGCCGAAGAAACCTGTAACGACATTATGAGTAACCTACGTGAGGTTATCAATGGCGTTATGGCTAAGTTGTGGGAAAAACGCAGTTGCACTGAACTGACTACTGACAGGTTTACTATCATCAATCGTTTTGGTGACATTACAGTCATTGACAGGAGAGTTGATAGCACTGAGGAAACATCACTTGATGACATTAATAGCGTTGACAAGTTAATGGATATTGTAGCCAGTATTATCTAACACAAAGGTGGGGTGAAATTCCCCACCACTATCAATGAATTATGGAAAGAAGAAAATTTTTAGTGAATGGTCGTGAACTGGAAACATACCAGTTAAGTAACGAAGAACTGGTTAAGTTGTGTGACAGTCCTGAGACCTCGCAGGAAGATAAACAATTCCTGTTGGAGAAGATTAAAGAGCGTTTCACCTATGACCTGTGCAAGAGAGGTGGAGAGACCAACGACGATGTATTTGCACGTTTCTTTGGCAACTTTGTCAATGGCAAATGCGAGAGTAAGCGTAAGGTTGCCGAATTGATGAGTAAGGAGCATAGATATTTGCAGAACGAAATGTTCAAGGTGTGTTTGGAATACATTAAGATTCTTGCAGAGAACTGTGAAAAGGGATGGTTTGACCCACGTAACCAGTATGCTGCAAAGACATCTAAAGAGATTATCGACCACTTTAAAGAGATTAATTACCCATATTAACAATAATAAATAAGAAGAATTATGCAAGGAATTACAATTGACCAGTTAGCTGCAATGTGCAAGAAGCAACAGGCACTGGGTAACGGAAAGAAAATGGTTCTGATGTCATCTGATGACGAGTGTAACGAATACCATCAGGCTTGGAATGGACTGGAAGACCCATCAATACTTGGGGAGGGAGTTATCGACGAATACCAGTTATCAGGCTGTATCTCTAAAAATTTGAGTGATTATGTGTTACTGACATAAGGTTTCTGTTTTTCTAATAGTCATTTAGATTGTAAGTGTTTCGAAATGGGCTGTCTGTGTTAGATAGCCCATTTTTAGTGAATAAACGTTAAATATTGATATAACCCTGCAAGTTTTCTCAAAAAAGTTTGGTGGTTTCGATTTTTTTATGTAATTTTGCATCGTGAAACCTGAGGATAGTCCGAGGGTACGCCTTAAAAAATTACAATTATGGCAGCAAACATTGAGATTATTAACGGAGTTGCAAGTTTTGCAGAGAACAAGAAGAGTGGTCTGGCATGGCATGGTCTGGGTCAGCAGGTAGAGGGTGCTATGTTCGTCGATGAGGCTTTGAAAGCCTGTCACGCTGACTATGAGGTACAGTCACGTCCAGTGATGGTATTGACCCCTGAGATTCAGGAGCGCATGATGCGTGGTGAGATTATCACTGCCGACGAGTTGATTAACCTGACTATCCCCAACACTATGGCTACTGTACGTACCGACCTGAATCGTTCACTGGGTGTGGTATCTGACAAGTACGGTATCGTTCAGAATGCTGATGCTTTCCGCTTTGTGGATATGTTCTGTTCAGGTAAGTTCGCTGACAGACAGGACACTCCAGTTATCGAGACCTGTGGTGTACTGGGTCGTGGTGAGCGTGTATTCGTTACTGCTAAGTTCCCTGAGCCTGTTGTGCTGAACTCACGTCGTGATGACATTGTGGAAATGTACGTGGTATTCACCACCAGTCATGACGGTACTGGTTCAGTACGCTGCATGGTTACTCCGATTCGTGTGGTATGCAACAACACACTGAACCTTGCTATGCGTAACAACATTGGTCGCATTTGCTTCCGTCACAGCAGCAATGTAATGGATAGACTTGACCTGTTGCAGCAGGAGAACGCTGAGTTTGCTTACAAAGCAATGAACGTGTACGAGGTTTACACCAATGGTCTGAAAGAGCAGTTTGACCACCTGCGTAACATCAAGGTCTCTGAAAAGGATTTGGATAACATCCTTGCTGAGGTTCTTCTCTCTCCTGAGGCTTTCAAGGCTTACAAGACCGACGGCATCAATTCCAGTGAGATTAAGACTCGTGGTCGTAACCTGTTCTTCAACGTCAAGCAGGCTATTGAGACTGGTATCGGTCAGGACAATCAGGAGACTGGCACTGCAATGTGGGCAATCAACGGTCTGACTACCTACTATCAGAATCAGGCTAATTTCAGCAACGACGAGATTAAGTTTGACTCTCTGATGCAGGGCAATGCCTACAACAAGATTCAGAAGGCTCAGGAGTTGCTAATGGCAGTCTAAACCACTACAGGAAAGCCCTACCTGACTTGGGTAGGGTTTTTCCTTTCACTCTAATAATAATATAACACCATATAAACTATGAGTAAGACAAAGAAGAAATATAAGGTCAGGATATATATTACTGACAATGTGCGTGGCAATATGGTTAATTCATTCCTGAGATTGGGCGTTTTACGCCTCCAGAACTCATTTGATGGTAAGAATGGTATATTAGCCATCTACGACGTTATTTGCCCAGCACAGGCGATTCTAGAGTTAAATACGCTGGGTATTAAGTATTTCCCACTGGATAACTATTCTGATTTTGTTATCGCCTGCCCTAACTGTGGCGAAAGAATTGATGATGATATGATACTTACTATATATGATGAGAATCTGTTATCAGGTTATAACATTAATTGCCAGCGCCAGGACTGTGGTACACAAATGGCACAGGTAGTGTTCACGCCAGCAGATTTGTAAAGAAACACGAAAAGTTTATATAAGGTGATAAGTTTTTCACGAAAAAATTTGGTAGATTAGATTTTTTTGTGTAATTTTGCACCGTCAAACATTTAATAACAACTTAAATAATTATAGTTATGGAAAAATTTGTTTATGGTCACGAGTTGAAGAACATGGGTATTTCTTACTTAGGTAGTGTAGCCCAGTCCATGAAGATGCGTTTGTCTTACGAGAATGGCACAATGACGTATTGCCTTTATCTCGCACCTGCCGATATGTCAGGTTACAATGTATGTCCTAACAGTGAGCACTGCAAGCAGTTCTGCCTGAATGGTAGCGGTCAGAATAAGTGCGACCAGTTGAGCCGAGGTGTGGAGGGTAGCCTTATAAACCGTTCACGTATCAAGAAAACCCGTAAGTTCTACGAGGACAGAGATACTTTCATGCGTATGCTTATTCATGAGTTGAGACGTTATCAAAAGGCTGCAAAGGAAAAGGGCATGGAATTTTCGGTACGTCTTAATGGTACGTCTGATTTGTCACCAGTTCTTTTCAAAGACCCCGACACTGGTAAGAATATCTTGGAATTGTTCTCTGATGTTCAGTTCTACGACTATACCAAAGTCCCCTCACGTATCAAGTTGATGCAGCGTTATTCTAACTACGACCTTACGCTGTCTTACAATGGTTACAATTGGGATGACTGCGAAAAGTTCCTGAATGCAGGTGGCAAGGTTGCAGTTGTATTCTTTAGTGAGAAACTGCCTAAGAGTTTTCATGGCTATCCTATCACTGACGGTAACGGTTACGATATGCGTTATCTTGACCCTGCAAAGCATATCATTGGCTTGCACTATCATAAGACTGCCAATGACTACTATGTTGACGAAAAGGACGGTAGGAGAAAGTTTAGAGTGCCTGAAACTCCCTTTGTAGTCAAGGTAAACAACGAATTTGTGGACTGGGTTTTCTAACCCTTTCCACAAAAAAGTTGAGAAAAAGTTTGGATATTCCAGTTTTTTTTCCTAACTTTGCAACGTCAAACAAAAACAATAAGAGTTATGGATAAGAAGAATTTCTATGGCGACATTAAGACCTTGCACAAGCAGGTTGTTGCCGAGATTAAGGCTTTAATGGTTGAGCATGGCAAGGCAGTTGTTGACCTTGCAGGTAGCCAAGCCCCTCACGCTTTTATCATTGGCGTTCCAGATTTTGACTGGGATATGGACTACATTGAGGCAGAAGTCCTGAGTGTTATCTTGGAGGATGATAAGATTAAGTTAGACATCAACTGGGGTATTGACAGCGAGGACTACCTTGAAGAAAATCCCAATGATAACGATGACATCAGTGATTTGTATTCAGTGGTTGAGGCTAACGACTTTGAGAAACTTGTTCCTTGCGCAGGAATCAGTAATGTGTACGAATCTGTTTGGGAATATCTTACCTGCGGTTACAAAGGTGATAACGACGAAAATTTAAAGTGATATGGCAAATTTCAATGTAAGTGTTGACATGACATTATGTAAGATGGTGTCAGTCGAAGCGGAGAATGAACAGGAGGCTATGGATAAGGTAAACGAAATGATTGCCAACAATCCATACCAGTACACTAACAATTACAGCCACTATGTGACCCACAGCGTGGTTGATGCAGAACCAGATAACGATTAATGTATGAGACGTTTTAGTATATTCGCAATGGTAGTCCTGCTGTTGACGCTCTCTATAGCCTCTTATGGGCTGTCACAGGACGTTGAAAAGGTGAAGCCCTCACAACTGCAAGGGAAGTATATAACAGACGATTCTGAGGCGTTTTACACGTTTACTGGTGACAGCCTCTATATCGATTGCGCTGGAAGTGGTTGCGGCATCCATGCCTATAGTCTAAGATACACCAGAAATGATTTCAGTGAGTGTGACTTGGAAGAAACCGTAGTAGACTTAGACACAGGCAAGGAGTCCAAGGAGAGGCATCACTTTAAGTTCTTAAAGCATGGTGACAGGGTTTATGTTATAGTAGGTCACAGGACGGTAGACGTTATCGAGAAAGTTCTTCCATAACCATATTAAGTTTTTTTAAGAAATTAGAGTCACGAAAACTTGTGATTCTAATTTTTTTTTTATATCTTTGCACCGAATTAATTAAAACATTAAATTAAATGGAACAGGACGAAAGTAAGATTTTTGAAAAGTTCTACGGCAAAAAGGTTTGTACGGAGAAACTAAATGTAGAGGGCTACAAGAAACCCATCCAGTTTGATATTTATGACGGTTATGCTGTTTGTCCAAGCTATAAGGGGCACAGGCTTGAAATGACCTACCCACAGATGAAAGCGGTAAAGGACAGCAAGGAGTTTTCAGACGCTATTATGAACTACGTTAGTGGTATTACCAATGTAGATGAAATAACCGTCCTACACGTCCTGATAGCCTTTGGTACGTTCTATAAGGATGGGGTGGAGATTCCAGCTAAATAACGACAGAAACAATCTTAAAACACTTACAATTATTATGGCAAGAAAATATACTATCCAACTTAATTATAACGCATCTATCATTGTAGATGTTACTGGTAACGATGAGGGTGAAGCATTGGAGAATGCAAGAAACATTGCTGAGGATGCAGACATCAAGGAATTTACTATCGGAGCAGAGAGGGAAAGTCAGATACTCAGGCAGAGTTAGTTTTTCATAGTTTTTTATTGTTTTATTGTTAGTTATTCAGGGGGTGCATAAAAAGATGCACCCTTTTTTTGTGTTTTTCCATGAAAAAATTTGGTAGATTCGATTTTTTTATGTAATTTTGCCATGTCAAACAATAAACAATAAGAGTTATGAAGAAAGAAACGTATTTTAAAAAGGCTGACGAACTTTACGACAGCATTATTCCTACACAGAAGGAAATTCGTAAGAAGTGTGAGACATTCATCAAGAAATCATTACAGGAACATAATGGTAAGATTGATTTCTCTGATTGCGATGGCTCTGTATCAGTAACCTACGATGGTGGCAACCATCCTGAATATGCCAGCAATGCTTTCTCTATGGTTGAGGGTATTAGCCTTGACAAAAATGGAAATATCATCTTACAGACAGAGGATTGCTCTGAATATGGTATTGAGAATATCAACTGGGAAGAAGTTTACTGGATTGCCTCATTCATCAAAGAAAATTTCTAAAAAAGTTCAGGAAATTTTTGGTTATTCCAAATATTTTATCTAACTTTGCAGTGTAAACAACAAAACAATAGAGTTATGAGTACAAACAGTTGCGTTATCATTAAGTTGAGACAAGAGGACATAGGGAAACCTATTAAGTTCGACAAGGCATTATTGCCTGACGGAGTGAAGATTGAAGATTGGGTGCTGAAAGACCCTAATACTGGTAATATTTGGCATGATGAGAGTACCAAGGAGAAGTCAAAGACCATTATTCCCACTGGTAAGTATATCGGTATCTATTGTCACTGGGATGGTCACAAAAGTAGTGTTGGTAATGCCCTTAAAACAAGGTTCTCTAACTATATTCATGCGCTCAATCTACTTGCAGGTGGTTGGTGCAGTGCAATCAGCAAAGGCAGCATAAAGCACTATGCCAATAGAAAGGGTGAAAGATGGGGCATTATTCAGCCTGTGTTTGGTGACACACCGCAGGAAATCATGAAGAATATAGACTTTCAGTATTGTTACCTGCTTGATGAAAAGGGTTGGCGTTGCTATGACACTAATTACAAGGCAGTGAGATTCTTGAAGTATTAATCGGGTTGGGGAGCAATCCCCACCCACAAAAATAGAATATTATGGATAGATATACTACATCAACAGGATATGAGGTTTCTGAACGAATGAACGGTCTCGATATATATGACGAAAATGGTGATTACATCTGTGAGTTGCACGGTAGAACTCTCGACGAATACAGAAACGAGGAAGAGGCTATCGACGAAGATGCACTTGAAGGTGACATCAAGAACCAACTGGAAGTAGAGGCGTTTATTGACTACCAGTCAGGTTACTGCTAAAAAATACTGGTAAAAACTTGTATATCTCGAAAATTTTATATATCTTTGCCTTGTGAGGTAATTATATATTAAAATCAAAGATATTATGAGTGGAAACAAAAGACTAATGCGTAGTGTAGAACACCTGAGAGTGATTGCTACGCCAACGAGAGTGCGAGAGAATGAGGACGGCACAAAGGCCCAACTCTATCGAATAAACCCGATGAGGTGACGCACTAAAATGCCTGGGGCTATATGACAGGACTGCCGACGTTACGTCTCCTGAAGCCCTTTAAACTACCCTAACGTGGATTGGGTGTCCACACTAATCAATTAAGGAAATGGAGCGACAAGAACGACCACCGCCCTGATGCAGGGATATAGGTTTTAAATGAATATTATAATAAGTTTGCGACATAATAAAAGATAAAAATGTCTGGATAGTAGCTCAGTTGGTTAGAGCACTATGGCATTTGCCTATGAGTCGCAGGTTCGAGTCCTGCCTGTCCAGCAATGCGTCGTGATGATGCCTGTTTTTCCATAATGAAATTGTTAGGTTGAGGGAAGCGTATCCAGATGGGTGCGCTTCCATTGTTTATGTTAAAAATACTATAAGGTTATAAGTTTTTCTCGAAAAAATTTGGTAGATTCGATTTTTTTATCTAATTTTGCCACGTCAAACAATAAAAACAATAAGAGTTATGGTAATAGGAATTTTAAAAGTGGAGAAAACCACAAAGGTAAAAAACAATCCGTTTTACGGAAACTACGAGGTTAAGGACACGTACACTCACAACATTGTGAATGAGAAGTATGTAGGTCTTGTATCGCCTGAGAATGGCATACACATTGTAGTGAAGTCTATTGACGGTGATAAACTGGACATCACCATTGGTAAGTATGCTTTCACTGGTGAGCGTGAAAAGGACTTTGACGAGGACATAGAGTTTTCCACATCATTTGGCTTCAGTGGTCACATCTATGAGGTCACAGTAGATGTTCGTGGTCAACTTATCTCTCTCGACGAATGGTACGGTTATGGTGATTTCGAGGACTGTAATGAGCCTGACAATCACTATAAGAAGAACAGTAAGGGTATTAAGTGGGAACTTGTAGATATGTAAGACTATGGCACGAAGAATAGCAATTATCGACCACAATGAGCATGAGTTGCTTATTGAGGACATCAACGAACAGGAACTGAAAGAAAAGTATGGTGGTGATGAACAGGCGTATATTGATGATAACTACGACCTTGAAAACTACTCGTGGGATTGGATTACTGACACCCAGTATTTCCCTGAGGGTGACCCTGACCCAATGGAAGTTGAGTTTACTGATTGGTTGTGACAATTGGGCAATAATAAATGTTAAAAGATTGGGATATTGCTTTGATATTCCAATCTTTTTATGTAATTTTGTCACGTCAAACAATAAAAAGATTATCATTATGGAAACAATAGTAATCAAAGGTGTCAAATGTTTGCTTCCTTGCAAGGTGTTATCACTTGGTCTGGATATGCAGTGCCATCATGTTATTACAAAAAGCACAATACTTTCTGTGAACGAGTCAGAAGATAAACTTATCATTGAGAATGATGGCATAAAGATTCGTTTACGCATGAATGACTTAAATGACTTTTATCCAGATACTACGGAGAACTATAATATTCTGAAATCGCAATGTGATGAAGAATATAGCCAGTGGCATAATAGAATTGTGAAAAATAATTAAAAATAAGGCAATTTCTTTGTTATTTCAAAAGTTTTCCTTAACTTTGCCCTGTCAAACAATAAAACATTAGTATTATGGAAAAAAATGGTATTAAATTAGAAGTTATTCCCCACTACGTTGATGAGATTCTTGTTGACGGTAGAAAGTCTCACAGGACACTTATTAGGAAGGCTAATGCAAGGCTTTCTGAGTATAGCATGGGTAGTAAGTATTCATTCAATGATGACGATGATTTTGACACTGAATGCCCTATCGAAATGGAGTTCTACGACGGTATAGCACTGGCTACTGATGGTTGCGGTCTATGCCTGACCTATCCAAAGTTGGAAGAAGTTGCCAAGTCTATTGTCCGTCAGGAAAAGATTCAGGAATACACTGGTATCTATGACGGTACTATCAATCAGCATGACGTTGCCTTGACCTATGGCGTGTTGAAATTCGATGAAAAGCAGGACAAGGTTAGCACATCTATTAGTATGCAAGCCTTTGAGCATGAGGCACTGGTATTGATGTCAGGTGACATATTTCAACAGGTATATAATATGTCAGAAGTGTATGACTATAACCTTGCTGCCAGTCTTGTTCGTGACGCTGCCTTACGCTTTGAAAAGAAGTGGTGGGAAATGAAAGCGGACGATAAGGATGATATGCTTGACTACATCTTTGAAATGGAGAAGTTCGAGGAAGAAGAACTTGCACGTTTACGTGAGATTTACGATACTGAAAACGTTTAAAAATTGACTGTTATGTTCTATCTCTTTCTTATATTAAGTTTTGTGGTAATGGTTGTGGATGAGTATGTCCACAACCCCCAATTCAGGAAGAAAATAAAAAACATTAAAGAATAATCGCTGAAAAATTTGGATATTCCAAAAAAAATATGTATCTTTGCACTGTCAAACAATTAAACAATAATAACAATGGAAGAACTTTGGACAAATTTAAACTCTATGAGAGTTGCAACATTCGGGCTGTCAGAAAAACAGCACGACATGGTAGTTAAGATGCTACAGGAAGATAGAGAAACCAAGGGAGGCTATCGTCTGACTGAGCCTGACAGAGAAATGGTAAACGTGTGGATTGCTGATGCTCACAGCGAGGGTAGAGAGGACTATGCAGAGTTCCTGAGACTTGCACTGGCAGAAGATGCAGACCTATATACACTGGTTGATGAGAGCCTGATTGGTTGCTCGCAGGAGATTGGCGAAGTAGCTGTTTACAAATAAGAAAGGAGGGTAATATGGCATACATTAAGATTGGTTTTCCTGAAGTTCAGGAACTCATGGAAGAAGAAGATTTCATGGATAATGCAGTAGCGACCAATGAGCCAGGTGTTTACCTTGTAGATGAAGACTGGCTTGATGAGTTTGAAGAGTAAAAAACAAAGTAATAGTATATTTATATAACACAATATTATGGCACAGAGAGTGAAGAGATTCAACAAGGCTTTTGGCAACTGCCTGTTTTGCAGCAGAGATAATGTTGCCAAGGTGATTGCAGAGCGCATCGAGGAATATGATGTATTTGCAGATAAGCCAACAGGGATAAAGATGGAGCGCATCGACGAAATGCACGACCGATTATCCTTAACATTCAGCAATGGTACACTGGATGGTATTGTGACATGGCGTAAAGCACTGGATGGGCATCAATATGTCTTATCAGGCTACGAAGTAACAGAGAGTTAATATCATATTGTAAGATTCGTGATTTGTGTTTTTCATGGTAGTGCCATTCCAGTCAGTGATGATAGGGGTGGCTTTTTTTTATATGGCTCTGTGGTGGAACTGGCATACACAACAAATAAGGGGGAGTGTCGAAACTGGTAGCCGAGGGGGACTTAAAATCCCCTGCCCATTAGTATTACACGAAAGTAAGTAGCGTGAGGGTTCGAGTCCCTCCTCCCCTACACTTTTCATAAAAAACCTTAAAAAGTTTTGTAGTCTCATATATTTTATGTAATTTTGCAGTGTCAAACAATAAAACATAAGAGATATGAAAAGGTACAAAGTTAGAATCACAGACAGAAACGGCTTCTACAAGGAGTTCGATGATGGCAGTATCATTGGTGGGCACTATGGTGAGCCTATCGTAGTTACTATGCTGCTTAATGAGAATGAATTTAAGGCTCTTACAATGTTTATGGGTCAGGTGAGCGAATTACGTCACGATGTGGCTGCATTTAACCTATCCCAGTGTTGTGTGCTGACACCTTGGCATAAGAGGGTGATGTGCAAATACTTTAAGGCTTTCACAGAACAGGTAACAATAGAAATACTATAAGGCTATGGAAAAGACGAGAGAAGAAATGCTTGCCATTATCCGTAAAGTGATTGGCAATAAGAGATTTATATTCTCTGATGCATACGTTAAAAAGGCTGGCTATCCAAAGGTTGGCAATGACAGGGAAATATGTGCTATAACACAGCAAAATGTTTTCTTCACGTCAAAGGTTCTTATCAGATACTTCTACGATGAGGAAACAGATAACTATCCTGCTAAGATTGATAAACTGCCAATTTGTAGGCGTTTCGACGGATTCACCAGAAGTAATCTGAAACTGGACGATTTGTCACTGGGAGACCTGAGAAGCCTATACAATGGGCTTACTTACTATCTGTGGTGGGAAAACGACGTAAGACTGCCTGAAATCAGGAAACAGTTCACAGAGTGTGAGGAAAAAGCAAAGATGTATGCTAAGTTAGAGAAATTGGTCTAAGGAGTAAACCTTTTTAAATCAGGATGCTGGGGCGTTGGGGAGCGTTTCCAGCATCTTTTTTTTCGAAAAAAGTTGGGAAAAAGTTTGGTTATTCCAAATATTTTATGTAAATTTGCAGCAGATTAAACAAAAACATAAGAGATATGAAGTATACAAAGATTTTCGATGCCTACAAGAAAAAGACTGACTTGCTGATGAACTATCAGTTGTGTCGTGCATACTTTGGCGACAATTGCAGTATTCTGCGAATCGTTGAGAAGATTCTGCTTGAACGTTTTAGCGATGTTCCTTTCAAGGAAAAGACCATTGGTAGGGTTCTATCAAATTTGGTTGGTAAGACTAATCCAGTAGTTGAGATTCCAAAGTGGGAAATCAAAATGACCGCCAGTGAGATTCTTGCTGCCTACGTTGAAAAGCGATTCGATAAGATGGTCAGGGAGCAGTTGAACGGTAAGCCAAACTACCCGCTAACGTTCAGAGACATTGTCGAGAGAAATTTGGAGTAAACGTTACTTTTTTTAAATCACAATATTTTTGAAGCCATGACTGGTTGTCTGTGAAGATAGCCAGTTATTTTTTTCGAAAAAAGTTCAGAAAAAGTTTGGTTAATCCAAATATTTTCCCTAACTTTGCCACGTGAAACTTAAACAATAATAGTTATGGCAAGAAAAATTTACGTATTAGGCTACGAAACAGCCGACGATGGCAGAGGCACAATCTGTGCAGTGCCTGACAAAAACAATCTCACTGACGAACAGAAGAAGGAGATTAGAAAGAGTATCGAGAATTCATTCAGTGAGGAATTCGAGAATGAGGCTGATGCAGATGAGTTAGTAGACTTTGAGAAAACTCTTAGTACTCTCCTGAAAGGTGAGGACAGCAGTTGGGTTAACTACTACTGGTTTGCGTGGATTGAAATAGATTTGATTGACTGATTCTTCCATATCTTAAAGTTTAGTTGTTGACAGGAGGACTGGGTAATGCATAACACCTAGTCTTCCATCTTTTTTATTAAAAAATGCAAAAAAGTTTTGTAGTCTGAAATATTTTATCTAATTTTGCGGTGTCAAACAATAAAACATAAAAGATATGACTTACAGCATGATTATTCAAAAAAACCTGTACGACCCTGAATATATCAATGGGTTACAGACTTGGCAGCAGGTGACAGAGAAACTGCGTAGTGGGCTTCCAACATGTACGAAATCTGTACACATCTACAAGTTTTCGAGTAACAACAAGACAATAGGTAGTTGCATTGTTACAATGGCTAACATTGTCAAGGTTGCTAACACTTTGAGAGATAAACAAGCATTATATTAACAACTTAAAATTTCAAAGATTATGGGACAGTATTACAGACCAGTAGTTTTAAAGAAGAACTACAAGACAGCTAACAATCCAGTTGAGGCTTCGTTATCGCCTTACGACTATTGCAACGGTGCAAAGTTGATGGAACACTCCTACGTTGCTAATAGATACGTTCGTTCTGTTGAGTTTATTCTTGCTAACCAGTTCAAGGGTCATCGCTTTGCATGGGTTGGTGACTATGCAAGTGACGTAAACCTGATTAAGACCACAAAGCACCCTGACGGTATAGATTTATACAAGGCAGCTAATAACTGGATGGACGAAAATGCAAATGCGTACAGGGCATTGCGTGGCACTATTCCAGTAATGTGTGCAGAGTATGAGGATTTTGACCCTTACTTGCACATACCATACTACAAGTATCTCGTGAACTATACCAAGAAAGAGTATTGCACCATTCCAAAGTACAACCCTGCAAAGGATGAATGTGTTGTAAATCCGCTTCCATTGCTGACAGCAGACGGTAACGGTCAGGGTGGTGGAGATTACTATGTAGAGGATGCACGTGTAGGCTCGTGGGCTTACGACAGCATAGGACTTACCAACGACAGCAACGAGATTAAGGGCTTCAAGAGAATAAGCGGTAAGTTCAAGAGAGAATAAGGCTGTAAGTATCTTAATATATATTAAAAGATTGGGGTATTATTTGGATATTCCAATCTTTTTATGTAATTTTGCCATGTCAAACAAAACATTTAAGATTATGGAACAAGTTGCATTATTTAACAAGAATTGGTTCGATGAAAATACCATTAGCCAAATGTCAAGGGAAGAGGCTATAAGCACTGCAATGCAGTATAATGGTATTGCTTGCATCAGGAACAAGAAAGAAGTTGAGGCTGACAAGCTACGACACCCTGAGAAGTATTCAGCTATTATCATTAAAAACTTATAAAGGTATTGTAGTATGGGATTATTCTTCAATGAAGACAGAAAGACCTATTGCGGAACTTATAAGGGGTTCAGAGTATATGGTTTCGGCTGTATGATAGGCAACAACTGGTATGGGGATTATTACATTACTATTCCTCGTGGAGAATCAAAACGACAGATGAAAGTAAAAGACAGCGTATGTCGCTCTATTGAAGCACTAAAGCAGTATGTGGATAGTCATCTGACAGAACTACAACAGCAGGCTGGACTTAAATAAGTACAAGGTCGTATGTATAAAAAATAAACACATAGAAATATGAGAATACAGGTATTACACGCCAGCGTGAATCCACAGTACTATGATACAAAGGAGCTGGCAAAGATGGATTATAACTCAGCATTGAATTTCTTCGAGAACGACGGAATCAACGCCTGTAGGGTAGAACATCATGATATTGATGCTACAGAGTACAGTGAGCATCTGTTTGCGCCTGATGGTATTCAGGGAGGTGATGACAGCGATACAAATCTTGTCTGGCTAAAGGTTACGCCATTTATGTAATATATTATATTAATTAAATCAATAGCGTTATGAATAAACATTTGATTAAAATGCGAGACATTCCTCATGCATCAAACTGCATCAAGGCAATCCTGAAACTTGAAGAGGCTGAAAACAAGTATATCCGAGAGCAAATTACGTTGAAGTGGGGAGATAGGACTCAGGATGAGGCTGTAGCTGAGCTGGGTCAACGTCTGAACAGAGGTCGTGCTCGTGTCCGAGGCTATCAGGTGGCACTACATGAGTTGAAGCGTTCCCTGAAGCATCATAACCAGTGCTATGATTGGTCTGTTTCACATCAGGAGGCTGTGGCAGTTACCACAGAGGCGTAAAACGTTAAAGATTCTAAAAAATTGAGGCTATCTCTTGGTAGTCTCATTTTTTTTATGTAATTTTGCGTCGAGTTAAACAATTAAACAGAAGGATTATGAAGTTAAAACATTTTGCGGGCTACGGCTCAGTTGAAGTGAAAAAGCAGTCCAAGACTACTTTCACTAACGAATGGGGAGAGAAAAAGACAAAACTCGTCCTGACAGTAAAGGGCAACCATGAACGTGGACTTGTGCGTGATGACATCTACGACGTTAAGCACTGGCTGTTTGACAGATTCGAGAAGAATTTCAATGGCGATTACTACAACATCACTATGAGCGTTCATGATGACTACATCAGTGAGAATGGTATCGACGTTGAGGTGGCTACATATACTTTTATCTACTAATTGAAAAACGTGATATGAGTAACAGGGCACGAATAAAGGTTAGGGCTAAAAAACAGGCGAGGCGTATTGCTAAGCCTGTACAGCCTGAAAAGCCTCACACGAGTTTCAATATATTTACTCAAGATGGCAAAAGCCTTACAGATGTAAAGTCGCCACGACCAATGTATCTTGCAGAGGCACAGGCATATTTTAAAGCCTTATGTATAGGAGCAAATGATTAAAAACATCAAAAGAATTGAAATATGAACGTTAACGAAATTTATCAAGAGATTAATGCCAAGCACCCAAACTTGGTTGAAAACCTACTCGACAGGAGCAGTAGGGAGAGTGAGTCAGAGCGTCAGACTATCTACGGAGACCTGATGGACTGGCTGAGGGACTATTACACCATCATTCCACTGTATGACAGAAGCACAGTGGCAAATATGCTTATCGGGCAGTACGTCATCAAGCATCCCTATTGCTTACAGAAAATATATATTGTTAAACAGGAAAGCAATGTGGATGGTGAACTACTATTTAACGCCACACCTTGCAGGACACTGGAGGCAGCACAAAAGGTCATGTCAGACGAAATTCGTACCATCATGACAGAGAGCCATCATTTTGGGTGGTGCAAAAACCTTAGCACTCTGGAAAAGGAATACGAGGTTGAAAAGGATGATACATCATTCTATCTCAATGACCCCAGTGATGACTACTACGAGGACATTAAAATTGAAGAAAAAATAATCTTGTCATAAAAAAAGTTGGGGAAATATTTGGTTATTCCAGATATTTTCCCTAACTTTGCATCGTCAAACAATTAAAACAATAAGATTATGGCAAGTCAGATAACTAAAAGGATTAAGATTGGCACAAAGGTGACAGCACGTCTATTTGGCGGTAGAATGGTCACTGGAGTTGTTGATAGCATCGAGAAGTGCAAGATTGGTGAGAAGTATGGTACACCAGTATCGAGTGCCCCATTTGGTGCAGGTAACTACACATTTGGACTGGATTGTGGTAATTGGTGTTATGGAGACCAAATAAGGACAATTGTTAATTAAAAGTATAACTATGGGTAAGCAGAGAATGAAAGTGTATAAGGATAAGGAGTTCAGAGACCTCCTTACATCAAATGGGTATCGGTTGAACAGAAGTTCTGGAGACCACCACATTTACGTCAATGCGACTGGAAGACATGTCTCAGTTAAGTTCCCAGTGAACCCATGTATTGCGAGAAGACTAATAAAGGAATATAACTTAATAACAACTTAAATATGGATAAGGCAAAGTTAACCCAGTTACGGGCACAAGTGAACAGGCTGTTCAGAGGCAGACCAGAGGGAAGTGTAATACAGTTAATGCTGGACGGTAAGGAATATAGTCATTATGAGATTCCTGAGAATCATTACGTCACTAGAGACAGCAAACCACCTATAGACTGGTTGAATGAGGCTGTATGCTTCGCAGAACTAAGAGGCATTAAAGGAAATTTCAGCCTCAGGATAAAACCCTGAGAAGACCATAAGGGAGAAAGAGCATGTTGGCGTTGCCAGTGGTGTTCCCACTAAAGAACCCAGCAAGATTCAGGTAGCTCCTGATGCGCTGGAAAGTAGGTTCGAATCCTTGCTCCCTTTCAAGCGATTTCAATTCTTCTGATTTATTCATTTTGCATTTACCCAGTGGCTGTCGGGAGACACCTGCTGGGCTTTTTTATTAAAAATCATTAAAAAGTTTTGTAGTCTGAAATAAAATACCTAACTTTGCCACGTCAAACGATAAAACATTAGGATTATGGATATGACAATTGAAGAAGTAAGGAACAGCCTCATTGATGGTTTGGAGGATTGCTATACTCCAACTCAGATTGAGTTAATAGACCTTCGTTTAGAAGAGATTGCAAAGGAAGAACACCTTACACTTGAAGACCTTGATTACTATTGCACAGCAAATTCAAGTGAGATGTTTACTTGTATTTTTAACTATAAGGAGTTTGATAAGAAGAACTTTGAAGTAGATTAGACTTAAATAAGTACAAAGTCGTATGATTTAAAAAGAAATGTATATGGAAGCGTATATAGACAAGTATAACAAGGCACTGGGTGAGTTCAGGAACGCAAAGCACGCAATGATGAATGAGATTGTCACTATGATAAAGACAATCGCCTGCAAACCCATACACATAGGTAACACGTATTATTATTACGTTAATCATAATGGCGTGGATGTACCTGCGTATTGCAATGAGAATGACTATAATGAGAGCAATCCTGAGTTCCTGCCAGTATATGATGAGGAGGAAACCTATGACTTTGGTTGGGTAAGATTCGAGGAATGCTGTCGATTATTCGAGGTCATCAGGAGAGTGTTAATGAATAGCGATACTACAAAAGAAATGGCTGAACGTTATAAACAATATACGCAAGGTTGGGCATATATACCACCTCAAGACCTTGGCAAATACGAGAAAGCGTTTAAGCAGTTTTATAATAAATAATCAATATAAGATATATGGATGTAAGGATTAAATTCGACGCTGACCTGATTATTTCAGGTGAGACAATGCAAGAAGTCAGGAGTAAGTTCGAGAGCATGCAACTGTTCTCACAGGAGGCAAAGGATTCTGGCGTAGAGTTCAGCGAGATACAACTGGTTGAGGATTCTGAGACCTACGACGATTTGAGGCACGAGTATGACCACTGTTATGACAGGAACGAGTGATTGTTAATAAACAATAAAAAACTGGGCAGTTTCTTTTCTGTTCCAGTTTTTTTCTGTAATTTTGCCACGTCAAACTTAAATAACAAACAGATATGGAAGCAAATGTAACAGGATTTATCAGGAAATGGAACGGTAGAACATTACAGGATGACGGCAGTAGTGTTTCGAAAGAGTTTCATTCATTTCAGGTGGCGTTCATTAACGCCATGCGTAAGATTGCCACTGCGTTAGGTGGTGAAGTTGTAGGACAGTCCTATGGTCACTACGATATGAGTGGATTCATCAGGAGAGGCGACAAGTATGTGTATTTCAGTTACAGTAATGGCTGTTGTCGTGGTGGAAGAACATTCGTAAACCTGAAAGGACAGTGGGATGACTGGCATTCGCCATTACTTATCAGAACAGCAGCAGACAGCAAGGATTTTCGTGGAGGCTGTAATCATTTTACATCATTCGAGAAGTGTCAAGAACTGATAGACAGCCTACTAAATACAGAACATCGTAGAGTATGGTAATAACATTAAAATAATAAAAGCTATGAGAAAAGTATTGTATTAAAAATCATTAAAAGATGAGACTATCTCTTGGTAGTCTCAATTTTTTTATGTAATTTTGCAGCGTCAAACAACAAACAATTAAGGTTATGGATAAGAACAAAGAGAGTTTAATCAAGGCGATTGCCAAGGCTATCAAGGAGAGTGCTAAGGGAATCAATGGCAATGTTTATTGCTATGCCAACGTTCCCATTGAACTGCGGAATTGGGGTGCAGGATGGGGCAACAAGTGGAAGTGGTCATCTTCCGAGATTAAGGTGGGTAACGAAACCTACAAGTTCACTGACAAGGAAGTAACTGACCAAGAAATGATTAGCATTGCAAAGCAGGCTTTGGAGTTAAGTGGCTGCAAGGGCAAGGTTCTCTATGATGAATGTGGCGATGGCTATTGGATTTCCAAGACCTATAGTTTCAATGGCATCAAGGTATATGGTGAACCCTGCAATGAGTTCAAGGAACTGAATAAGATGCTTGCCAAGTATGGTAATAAGACAATAGGTGAGCAGGATGTGTTCCACGTCAATGTGTGTGGCAAACGTTCATCTTGGAGTGATAGCGGTCACGAAAGTTATCTATGCTATATGCCTAAGGTTTGTGCCAATATCATTGACTATATTAGGCACAATAGACTAAGAGGTTGGAAAGTGTGCATCAGCATGGAAGAGTATTTCAGTCATGGTGACGAAATGGACTATCGCTGCGCACAACACCAAGAAAGCGAATGGTACGGATGCAGGGGTGTGATGTTGGTGACTGACATCAAGAACACCAAGGGTGAACCAAAACTGCATAAGACCTTTATGGATTTCAGTTGAGTTTTCTTTCTAAACCATAATGATAATTTTAAATGATGTTAAAGTTTGGGGTAGTCTTTTGGCTATCCCGACTTTTTTGTGTAATTTTGCTACCGAATTAAAACATTAATGGTTATGGATAAGAAAAATACGTTTTACATTGTGGTTGTGTTCTATGACGGACTTGGCTACACATTGCAGGAGGATGAAAAGGTACACCTATTCTTCCACTACGGGATAAAAGGCTACAAAAAGTTAGCCTACGCTATCAAGAAAGCAAATAGACTGGCTTATACCTACGTCAATGAAAAGACCTGCATATTCAAGGTAGAAGAAGATGAGAGAGTTTCCTGTGACCAATATCGTGACTGGTGCAAGGATAAGAATAGACTGGTTTATGAAAATAAAGGATTTAAGTTATGATAGCAATTAATGATTTCAAGTTAGTGGCTGATTTTAATGACTGGTCACAAACTCACGACCCAGACAAACTCTATTGTATTACAAAGGAGAATGGAGAGGAATTGTTTGATGTGTACGAAGATGATTTCATTACTATGATTGACCTTGGTATCGTCAATAGCGAGGGATTTTATTACCTGCTTGGTAATCCTACTGATGACCAAATTAGGGAGTATGCAAAGATGTATGGTATTCACTGGACTGATTTAGACTAAGATTATGAAAAGGAGAAAGATAGTAAGGCGAAAGAACATCTATGATGTTGACTGGTGGAGAGGTGACTGGTGTTATCGTACAACCACTGGCTGCGACTGGGAAGCAGTACTGGAGTGCAAACGTGCTGCGAAGTTAATGGGTGAGAAAATAACCTATGAGAAGACTGGAGTAAAGGAAGATGTGTACTATACTGGAGGACGAGGTGGTTCACCAATATTTATGGCACGTTAAAATATTAACAATTAAAATGCAAATGAATTATGGAAATTAGAAGAATGAAACGAGAGCAAATTAGAAGGAAACTGTCAGCACTATTGATGCACACTGACGAGCAGCATCCAATGGAATGTCGGTATGTGGTAGGAGACGCTTATTCTTGTGGTTTAAGCACGCTGGAAATGCCTACTATCACCAGTATGTTTCAAGAGCCATCAGAGGGCATTATTTGGTTTCAGTTTGAAGGTGAACAAGAGCCAAGAGAGTTTGACGATATGGTTAGGTCAGACCTTAATGAACTACTGGAAGGATTAAAAGAAGATATGTTATTAACAATTTAATGCAAATGAATTATGATTGAAGGAAGTATTGGACTGGGAGATTTCCTTAGAGGAGAAAACTCTATCAGTTGTGAGATTGGTTGTGTTACTGGTATGCGACAAAGCACTGGTTCACGGAAGGGTATGATTTACAAGATTGGTATTAACTGGTTCTTCGCTGACGAGATTAGCCACGACTGGTGGGGAGAACTACAACACAAGGTAGGTGTAGGCAAACGATACAACTACAAAAAGCCTATTAAGGTTATATACAAGAAAAGAACCTATAAGGCTATAAGAGTTGAGTTTGAGGAAAACTACCACGTTATACTGGAAGATAAGGACGGTGCATTAGTCTATGAACACATTTATTCCTTACCAACAAAGACATTAGAACGGCTGGTTAACCAATATGATAAAGAACAAATTAAATAAAATAACTATGAATAAAAAAGAATTGAAAGCACATCTTATCATTATGATAGGTGAGTTAAAAGGGGAGATTGATAACGAGTCAGGTTGCTTTGATGAGATTGCAACATCAGCACTAAAGAACGTATTAGGCTGCAATGAACTGGTTGATACTGATAGCAATGACATACTGGTACAACTGGATAAAAGTATTGAGGACGATGGGCTACTGGTTGATGCAGTATTTTTGTCCAGTAATAACAAGGTGTTATTTAGCGTTACTGATGCAGAAGATGAAATGATTGATAGTGCTGAACTTGCTGACATATCAAGAGAGAACATCATAAAATTATTAGATGAAATATATAAAATGTGTGAATAAAACAAAAATAATTGGGATATTATTTGGGTATTACATTTTTTCTTTGTAACTTTGCAACGTCAAACAATTAAAATTAGAAGATATGATTAACGCAGAACAAGCAAAGCAGTACACTAAGAAGTTCGAACCAAGTAAGGAGTTGGTAGAACAAGTAGAAAAACAAATCAAGAGAGGTGAGCGTCACATTCACGTCTACACTACTCGCTATTGTCGTGATTATGCAGAGGACTTTGCAAAGTATTGCAGGGAGCAGGGTTTCACCAATGCACGTATTGAGGACATCTACAACCGCAGAACGGGTGAAAGAGGTGGCAATTATCTTGCTATTGACCTTTAAGACTACAATGCCCACTATCAAGGTGGTGGTGGGCATTTAACAACTAACAATTAAACATTAGAAGAATTATGGTAAACAAAGACAAAGTAAGGCAGATTTTCAGTATTGAACTATTGGAGGACAATGCCCAATATTTCAATCATTATACTGATATGATTAAGTGCGGTCATCCCTGGAACGTTGTGTGCGAGTTAAGAAAGGTCAGCGAAAACGCAGAGTCAGACCTTGACCCTTACACCTATGAGCAGATACTGGAGAGTGCCAAACAATTTAATGAGCGTATCGTATTCGACAATGGTGAATACTTGCTGACTGCCAATGACGCTATCATAGTCCTTTACCAGTATGGTGATGTGGACGTATACGACTGGACTGGAGATAAACTGGAAATAAACGATGAAGTTATATGGCTCGACCCCGATGATGATGCAAGAGATTTACGCAGGGTGTGGACTATCTATGATATAGTTAACGAAGAACTGGTTAAGATTGCTGACGATGCATCAGAAGCAGAGGTTGCACCAAATGAACTGGTTAAAGCCAGTAACGTGCTACACGTTGACATCATAATCAAATAGACTTAAATAAGTACAAAGTACTATATGAACTAGAGCTTTGTCATACTATCAATATTTTAAATGAATAAGTAAACCAGTATTAGTCGTGAGATTGGTACTGGTTTTATTATATACTGGACTTAAATAAGTACAAATACTCTATATTCTTACACATTAAATAACTGGATAGATTTTATTTCACCTTATATAATATGTGCGCCAGTATAATATATGACAATATATGTTGTGCGTGTATGTTTCACGTGAAACGTATAGAATTTATTCATGTAAATCCATACGCCTATATACGTGTATATGCACCAGTATAGCACATTACACCAGTATAGACCAGCACATGTACTACAACCTATACCAGTTGATTCACGTATCTGCACCAGTTGGCATACGCCAGTACAGTGAGCATAACAGACCAGTTTCTCCTGACAGACAAGCCACGATAATCAGGCTATCAGGAATCACATTGAGGACTGTACGCCAGTGTGTATATACGCACAGGTTATTTATATACCCCTTTATATTTCCCCAGACTGATTTACCCGCTGTAAAGATTTTTTACCACTGTAAATTGCATATAACTATATAGGGCTACTGGTTGTAAAGATTTATTATTTTCCCAGTATCTTTTGTTTGGCTACCAGTTGCCAGTTGTACCAGTCACCAGTAATCCAGTAAAAACACTGGTTTGTGAACAGATGTTAATAAATTAAAACAAATTGGAAAATATTTGCAGGAATCAATAAAAGTCGCTACATTTGCACCCAGTTATTTATCATTTAAAATTAAAAGTATGGCAAACATGAATTTTTCTCAGTTTCAAATCGCTATCTTTAACGAAGTTAAGAATGGCACTGGTAATCTTGCAATCAATGCGGTTGCAGGTAGTGGTAAGACCACAACAATCGTTGAATGCTGCAAGTTGCTGCATCTAAACAAGTATGATGTTAAATTCTTGGCTTTCAACAAGTCTATTGTAGAAGAGTTGTCAGTTAAGATTGGCAATTATGCTGATGTTTCCACCCTGCATTCCTTTGGCTTTAATGTTATTAAGAAAATAAATAAAAGAGCCAAGGTTAACAACCGCAAGTATTCCAACGTCATTCGTGATATGGTTGATAGCAACAACAAAAACTTTGTCGCTATCGTTAACAATGCCAGTAAGTTGTTTAACCTTTGTCGTGTTAACCTTATCAAGGCTGATAACATAACCGCTATCAATGCCATTTGTGACGAACACTCTATCGTTGTACTGGATAACGAAATCAGTATCGTTAACTCCCTGCTAAAGGATTGCTATATACTGGATAACGATAATCCCGAAGTTGATTTCACCGATATGCTTGTCCTGCCTTTGGCATATCGTCGCCATATTCCTGCCTACAAGTTTGTCTTTATTGACGAATGCCAAGACCTTAACGCTGCACAACGTGAGTTGATGCTTGCTGCTGCTGCAAAAGGTCGTTTTATTGCGGTTGGTGATAGAAACCAAGCAATCAATGGTTTTGCAGGTGCTGACTGCAATTCTTTCGATAAGATTGCAACCCTGCCAAATACCAAGGAGTTGCCATTGTCAGTTAACTATCGTTGTGGCAAATCTATGATTGCACTGGCACAACAAATCGTGCCACAAATACAAGCCCACGACAAGGCAATAGAGGGAGTTGTTGCTCATACCAATGAGATTACCTTAGACCTTTTCAAGGCTAATGATATGGTGCTTTGTCGCTCCACTGCTCCACTGGTTGCAATGTGTCTTAAACTGATACAAGCAGGTGTAACCGCTATCGTTAAGGGTCGTGACATTGCTGATGGGTTAATTAACACCATTGAGAAGTCCAAGGCTAAGACCATTAAAGGGTTTGAATCTTGGGTAGAGATTGAAAAGGCAAAGGTCGTTAAGGACATCTGCAAGAAAGATAACATTACACCTGCCGAAGCAGAGGAAACTGGACGTTATATAGCCTTTATGGATAGAATGAACTGCATTCTTACCATTGGTGAAAACGTTAACAAACTGGATGACGTTAAGGCTTACATTCAGCAGATTTTCAGTGATGATAAGATTAACAATGCCGTAACACTTTCAACGGCTCACAAGTCCAAAGGACTGGAATCGGATAGAGTTGTTATCCTGCTCCCCGAAAAGTTACCACTGACTTGGAAACACCAGTTAGAATGGCAATATCAGCAAGAGTTAAACTTGAAGTACGTTGCACTGACACGAGCCAAAAAAGAACTGGTTTTCGCTGACACCAGTTTGGCTGACCTGCTGAAAGTCAAGTTCAACAACAAGTAACCACCAAGGGCAACACACAAAGTTGCCCTTTTTTAGTGCTTAAAACTTTTTTCTTAAAAAAGCTTAAAATATTTGGTAGTATCAAAATAATACCTTATTTTTGTACCCGAAATAAGTTTATTAATCATTTAAAATTAAGCATTATGAAACATCAATTAAGTTCAATCGTGTTCGGTAAGGGAGTTGCTAACAATGTAGAGCGCACAAGTGACGTTGCTGCTTATTTGGCTATGATTGCCAACTTTAAGCCACTGACCATTGAAGAAGAAATCGAACTTGCCTATCGCATCCAAAATGGTGACAAGGCAGCAAAGGACACTCTGGTTAATCACAATCTTCGTGCTGTTGTTTCTATCGCTAAGAGTTATTCCTATTGTGGCGGTTGTCTTTCCCTGCTTGACCTTATCAATGAGGGAAACCAAGGACTTATCGAAGCAGCCGACCTTTATGACCCAACAATCGGCACTAAGTTTATGAGTTTTGCCGTTTCTTTCGTCCGCAAGTACATACTTGATGCACTGACCCACAAATCAAGAATGGTAGCCGACTACCATAAGGACACGCCAAACCGACATTCATCACTTGATGCACCAACCAATGACGATGCAGACACCACATTAGGCGACATCCTTTGCACATCAGTTGATGCAGAAGTTAGTCTTAACGACTCCCTTTCTACCGACTTGCTCCGAGTGCTTAACTCAATCCTGCAACCCAAGGAAGTAACAATCATTTGCACTATCTACGGAATAGGCACAACCCAAATGAGTAGAAAGACCATTGCAGAGAAAATGAATAAGACCGATGAACGCATCCGACAAATCATTGAGGGCGCAATAATCAAAGTACGAAAGAACGACCAAGCAATGACCCTGCTAATGAAATATATCTAAGCACAACAAACCATAATCAAGCCTGCTACAAACCAAGTGGCAGGCTTTTTTTATTGACTTAAATAAGTACAAGCCACCATATTTCTATCCTGCAATATATAATAACATGCAAAATATGCACGGAAATAGCGTTTATTTCGCTCACAATCGCTTTGTACTATCTTTGTGGTTAACTACCAAGGTAAACCACCAAAAACGCAATACGAGCCATTTATGAACGTTTTTAGCCAGTAACCAGTACAACAAACCAGTCAAGACACCTGATGCCTGACAATCAGGACACCAGTATAAACCAGTTAACAAAACTAACCAGTCAAGACACCTGATGCCTGACAATCAGGACACCAGTATAAACCAGTTAACAAAACTAACCAGTCAAGACACCTGATGCCTGACAATCAGGACACCAGTATAAACCAGTAACCAGTTGAACCAATAGCCAAATAGATTCGATTCTAAGACGTTTTAAGTGGTTTGGTGATAACTTATCAATCAAACACACTAACAAACCAATGTGAGGGAAACAAAGGGCAAATTTCAGCCTTTAATAATATATCTATTATATTGTTACTTCGTAACAACATAGTAGATATGTTATAAAGCCAAATTAGCCAAGGAAGGCACAAAAAATACAGTTGTAAAGATTTTTTTATCAACCAAAACGCATATAACTATATAGAGGATTGAGCTGTAAAGAGTTTTTACTTTTCATTTATCACTGTATTGATTTGGCTTGCAGGACACAAACCAAACAAGCATTTTTTACGCATTACTGAAAACCTGTAAAATAGCCCATTTTGTAAACTCAGAGATTACAATTTTGCCTTATTATATATTTTCAATGACTGAAAATAAAGAAAAATGCACTTTTTGCGAAAAAAAATCGTTTTTTTCTTGCAGGAATGAAAAATAATGCCTACCTTTGCATCGTCAATCAGACAAAAAGAGTTCTTTGAGTAGTTGACACAACAAGGTTTTAGTTAACGTAGCCTATCTGATAGGCTGCAAATATTCACTTTTAATTCATATACGATATGAAAACTACAAGCATTATCGCAAGTGAGTTCGTTAACGTGATGGACAACATCACGAGTTGCCAATTTTGCTCTTTGTCCTATACAACGGACATCGACCACATCAACAAAAAGTTGGCAGGTGGCAGGAGCAACACCTACTACGGCAGGGTTTCGTCATTGACTGACATTAGCGGTTTGCAGTTCAACGCAAATTACGAAAAGGCAGTCAACAATCGCTTGCCAAAGGGTGACGGAGAGGGTGAAAAGTTCGTGGCTGAAAGCCTACCTTGGGGAACGTGGTTAGTGCCTAACAAGTCTATCACACACAAGGGCGCAACATATCTTCGCCTATATCAGACTAAGGCAACCAAAAAAGAGGTTACTTTCATTCTTGATGGAGCAGTCGTAACAGACCCTGCAATCATTAAGGACATCAAGGCAGCGTTTAGACCTGCAAAGGAGAGCAACCGCCAAGCAGAGGCAGGTATTGAGGCTGACAACCAAGTTAAACCCTTCACGCTCAATGTAGCCGACATCCACCACATTGCAATCAACGGGCAAAAGTTGGTCATCATCCACTAACCCAACTCACTGAAAAGGCGCATCCAAAAGGGTGCGCTTTTTTTTTGTCCTTTGGCTTGCTGGCATCACCAGGACACCAGCGACCTGGCAACACACAAATACAAACATACATTAACACAATATCAATACTTTCAATTTAAGGCTATTTTTAAGCCCGTAGGACGCATTTTATGGCATAGGTGGATAACTTATACCTTTGGCTACCTAAAACACGCTTAGAAACGCTAAAATTAAACCCTAATAAACTGACTACCAATAAGATAGAATAAAAATTTTTTACAAGATAATATTATTGTCGAAATACTTAATAGATAACTATTATATTGTTACGAAGTAACAACATAGTAGTTATGTATTAAATTATAATAGTGTAGGTAAAAAGTATTGACAGGTGGTGGGGACACCCCCCCCCTATGTGACCCCCGTCCCCGTCCCCCACTTTTTGAACACATATGGTGGCAACAGTTCTTTAAATAAAATTTTGGGAAAAAAATTGGCAAAATTTTAAAAATAGTTATTGAAAACTATTGTTTTTCATTGAAACAATATTATATTTTATTACAGTAAAATATTTATTAGTATATCAATTACCACAGAATAAAAAATTCCAGAAAAACATGAAAGAATATAAAATTTATATTTATGAGTTTCTAAATCAATATTGTTACATTGGTTTGACCAACAATCCTTCAAGGCGTGATGGTGAGCATCGCATAAAGGGTAGTGTGTTTCAGCATTCTCAAATTTTTGAAGAAGAGATTCCAGAAATGAAAATATTAGAGGAGGGTCTTGATGAATATGAGGCTCAGAAGAGTGAAGAGAACTGGTGTAAATATTATGTTGATAATGGATGGACATTGATAAACAAAGCCAAGATGGGTTTGTTTGTTTCTTCATTGGGCGGCAAAGTTATTGAATCATCTAGATGTATTTCTTCAAGCACTTCAAACGATTTAGAAATAAATTACAAAGTTTGTTTGGAAGAGGCTAAGAAATATGATTATTTATCAGATTTTCGAAAATTCTCGAACAAGTATTATACAATGTCTCGTAAATATGGGTGGGATTACGAATGGTTAGAAAAGACTAAACCAATTAATCATGGCACGAAAGAATTATCTTTTGGTGAAATACAGGAGATTGCATCAAGATACGGGACGAGAAGTGAATTTAGTTTAAATAATCACACTTTATATATGAAATGTTTATCTGATGGTAGTATAGATGAATTATTTCCTAGAGAAAATAAAACAAGGATTAAAGATTCTGGTTTATACAGTGATGAAGAATTAATGGCGGTTATGTTATCATATAGAACAAAGACTGAATTTTTTAAAGCTAAGAGTAAGTTGTATAATCTCTGTCGTTTACGTGGTTTATTAGATAAATTTCCCAAAAGGACTAACATTTCTACTGATTGTGGTTCATTGGAAAAAATTGGCATCAAAGATTTCTTTCTTAATAATAAAAACATAGTGACTAGTTCCAAATATGGTAAAAAATACATTTTTAACAAAGATGATATGTCTTTATATCATGAATATAAGACAATGGTAGCCAAAGTAAGAAAAAAATATGATAAGTATGGTATTTTATGTTATAAAATTGATACGAGTTACGTATGCATTTTTGATATTATTAATGAATTTATTTATGGTGGTAAATACAATATTTACAAATTTATTGATGGTGATTTTTCCAGTATTAACTTAGAGAACATTGATAAAGGCATTATTGATTTGGATAAATTTTCAAAAATGTCTGAATTGGATACTTTTTTGATAAATGAGCACGGGGAGATTTATTCTACCAGGCATAAAATGATAATGCCGTGTAACATTTTAAATGGTGTTCCATATTTCTGTGGGTTTAAGATAGATAGACTTGTAATCAAATATTTTCACCCAAATTACAGTAATTTAAAGAAATTTGATATAATACACAAAGATGGCAATTTATCAAATAATGATATTACCAATTTAGATATTCAGTTATCGGATAGTGGTAGAGGTGTATATAAAAAAAATTTTTTAATTGTCAAAAACATTGGTGAGACAAATGAGATTTATATTAAAGACTTTAAGAACGACAAAGAATATTTTTTAGGGCTGATAAAAAATGAAAAAGTGATTGATGCTATTAGAAGTGAAATTATTGAATATATTTCTAAATTTACAGAAATTAGTGATTGGGTTGGTTCATACCAAGGATTAGAATTTAAGAAGTGGCAAGAAAAGGATAAAAAAATAAATATGATATCTATTAGGGTAAATAGTAATGGATGTTATTACTCAGAAGTTCATAAATTATGGAAAAGTAAAATTTATTATAAAGAAAAGGAATATAGTTTAGGCTATTTTCACACATTTGAAGCTGGAAAGGTTTTATATGAAGAGGCTGTTATGTATATCAAGTATAACAGATTTGAGAAGTGGTATAGTAATATAGAATCTCACAGAGAGAGGGTAAAATCTTATTTTGAATGAAATTTCTGTAGATGGGTTATTATTTATATACATAATATATTATGGTATGATATTAAACATTAGAGAAAACAATACCAGGAAGGTATATATCAGTGAAAGTCAGTGTCGTCTGTTGAGGAGGTGTTCCCTTATGTTGAGAGATAATATTGATAAAATAATAAGTGAGAGTATATCCAGTGTTGTAGAGGGTTTGAATCTTGACCCATTGTATGGTGATGTTAGTCTTGATGCCAGTCATCAGGATTACGTTGACACCAATGATGCTTGGAGTCCTCATCCTTTTTACAGCAGGGTTGGTGGTTACAAGGTGATATCCATATTCAGGAACAAGTGGAATCACAATCCACTCATATGGGCATTGAAGGGCAAGAAGTGGCGTTTCAAGAATCCTAGGGAGGATGTTATGTTTCTCTTGAGGCGTTTTGTTGCTGTTACCAAGGAATTGAATGAGAGGTTTGATGTGATTATCACCACTCCTTCATCCAGTGAGTTGAACAACAGGGTATTGGGTATTATTGAGAGGTTGATACCTCACAAGTATTCTTTCAAGGAGTTTTTCAGGAAGAGGGAGGCTTCTGAGGTGTATAACGCATTGCCTGAGAATGTTAAGATTAATTTGCGCCCATATTTTGAGGAAATGATGAGGAATGGTAATTTATTCTCGTACAAATATATTCCAATTGGATATAGGGGGTTAATTGGTCAGACTATCAAGGTATCTGATATTTCTCTTGGGAATAAGATAAACGGCATGAGGGTATTAATATTGGATGACACAGTTACTACTGGCAAGACTATCACTGATTCTGCGAAAGCGTTATTGGATACGTTTGTACCAAAGAGTGTGACGTTTCTAACGTTAATGGCCCCAGAGAAATAAAGAAGAAAAAAAAAAAGAAGAAAGCATATGATATCTGAATCAAAGTTGAACAGCATTGTGGAGTGTGTTATAAATGAGGTATTGAATAACACAATTCAGCTTCAGTATATTAATGGTATATATTATCCTATTGATTTCATAAGTAAGAAGATATTGGAACGTGAATTGAGTAGGGATAGGATAATTGAGAGGGATTTCGACATTGTATCTCCAGTATTGGTAAAGAGGGGATACAAGATGGCTATATCTGGATATGAAAATGGGTGAATTTTGGTTAATTCCCCCATTTATTTTTTACATTATATAAATACTTATATATAAATTTTGACTATGATTTATATTAAATTATTTGAAACTCATAATGAGTATGAGTCTTATGTTGAAAGTGGGTTAACAAGACCAAATCTATCAGTATGTAAAGACATACCAAAAGAGGTACATTATAATCCACGAAGGTGTGAAGAAACGACTTCATATGAAATAATTGGAGAGCCATCATACCCATCGACTGTTTTAGCTACTGCGACATCTTTTGTAATCAGTTTTGAGTATAAAAGGACTGACATCAATTACAGATGCATTAAATCTGTGACTCAAGGCAGTGATTCTGTTGAAGTCATTATAACGGAAAATCCTTCAACTGAAGAAAGGGTTGTCAGTGGAAATTGTAATTATCATGGTTTATCAATACCATATAGTGTTACTCAAGAAGGGTTATCTTATTCAGAAAGTTATTTGACATTTGATGTATTAACTTCAGGAACTATAAATTGGGTATCACAAAGTGGCGTAACTAAGACCATTTCATACAGTAAAGATTATGGTGAAACTTGGGTTGAAATAACGTCATCAGCAGATGGGTCTGCCATTAATGTGAATGCTGGTGACAAATTATTGATTAAGGGTAACAATGACCAATATTCTATCGCTAAAGATGCTGGTTCTCGTTTTAGCGGGGATACTGCAAGATATGACGTATATGGTAATATAATGTCTCTTATTGGTGGTGATAATTTTAAGAGTCTCAAGTCATTCAACGGAAAAACATGGGTATTTCATAACTTATTCAACGGTTCTGGTATAAAGTCAGCAGAGAATTTAATATTGCCAGTAACTGAATTGACTGAATGTTGTTATCGTGCTATGTTTGCTGGTCTTTCAAATAATACTGGTGATAAGATATTAACTAAAGCTCCAAAAATTATTCCAGCAACTACAATGGCAGTAAGTGCATGTTGCTACATGTTCCAAAATACGCTTATAACAGTTGCACCTGAACTTCCATGTAATGTATTGGCAGATTATTGTTATTACAGGATGTTTTTCACTTCAAGTATAAATTACTTGAAATGTTTAGCAACAGATATTTCTGCGACTCAGTGTACATATGAATGGTGTAGAACAGTACCAAAAACAGGTACATTCATTAAGCATCCATCAATGAATGATTGGGCAATAAACGATAAAAGTGGAATCCCACCAACTGATTGGACTGTAATAGACGATGTTTATGAAAAGTCAAACAGAAGCCTTAACACCTGGACATATGACAATAATGAAATTGAAGTGCCGTATTCCATCAATGCAGTAGACGGTCATTCAGCAAGTTATGCAAAGGGTACATTTGATTTTGAAACAAGTGTTAACCTTGATGAGTCTCAGCCAACTTATTTATGGTTTCAGCATGCAGACCAAACAGCAGACATCTATGTGGATGATACGAAGGTAGAAACCCACTGGGGAGGATACAATGCATTTTTTACTGACATATCAAATCATGTTCATAGTGGTACTAACGAAATAAGAGTTTCATTGTGTAATACAACAAGAAATACACTTGCTCCAGCATCTGGTGATTTCAATTTCAATGCTACGTTGGGTAAGGTTAAACTATTAACAAGTCCTGTATTACCATCAATGAATTATGGCTATGATGGATTCCACATCACATCAACTGTATCTTCAGCGTCTGCGACAATCAATGTTAAGACAAGCATACCAACAGGTGCAACTGTTGTGTGTAGTATCAGTGGCACTAACTGTAATTACAGTGAAACTAGTGCAAGCACTGGTTCTGAAATGATATTCACGACAACTATTGCAAATCCTCATCTTTGGAATGGTACAATTGACCCATATTTGTATATTGTAAAACTTGATGTATATTATAATGATGAATTATATCATAGTTACACAAGACCTTATGGATTGAGATTCTATGAATATGTAATAAATGATACTGTAAAATATGGTACGGTATCTAATCCTTACACAGGTTTCTTGCTTAATGGACAGCCATATCTATTGAGAGGTGTTTGTATGCATGATGACGTTGAAGGAAGGGCAAATGCATTGTTGGATAGTGACTACGTACAAGAGTTCAATATAATTCAAGAACTTGGATGTAATTTCTTACGTCTTGCTCACTATCCTCATCCAAAGGAGGTATATGACAAGTGTGACGAATTAGGTATAGTTGTACAGACTGAAGTACCTTGTGTTGATAAACTACAAATGTCATTACCATCTGATTACTATGAGCACTTGAACGTACAATATGCAGATATGGTTAATCAGCATTATAACCACCCATGTATTATGTTCTGGGGACTAGGCAATGAGGCTAAAATTACTGATAGTGACGAAGGTAGGGAGTTTGCCAAAACCAAGCTTGAAGGTTATACAGCATTAATAAAAAATCTTGATTCAGAACGTTTGGTTGGTATTGTTGCACACGCCCTTATTGACCCAAGTTCATATTTCGGAAATCCAGATATTGATTGGTTCGGATGCAACCATTATGTTGGATGGTATCAAAGTAGAACATCAAGAAATCCTTCATCTGTTATAAACCGTTGCCTATCAAGTACAACTACAGAGTTAGGAAAAGCATTTGCATTATCAGAATATGGAGCTGGTGGCACACAAAATTGTCATTCTGAAACACCAAGTGATACAACTGATAAAGCATCAGCTGGAGCTAGACATGATATAGAATATCAAATGTGGATACATGAAGGACATATTGCTGCAATTAGAAATTATCCACAACTTATATTTACATCATTATGGCAATTATTCGATATTGCAGTGTCTTCCAGGGATGAAGGATATACTATATGTATAGACGGAGAAAATACATATATTGACGACAATTTGAGATACATAAATGACAAAGGTATTGTGGAAAGAGACCACACAACCAAAAAAGATACATTCTATTTGTATAAGGCTGAGTGGAATACTGTTGATACATTTGTACACATTTGCGGAAAAAGTTTCTCAAAGACAACAAATAGGGTAATAAAATGTTATACAAATGAAAGTGGTACGTTTACGCTGAAAGTAAACAATAACGTAGTAGCCACAGCAACATCATCAAATCATATTGTAACGTTTGCAGCACAGAATTTCAATAATGGTGATGTAATAGTAGTTGAAGGAAATACTACATCTGACACATTTACATTTATTTGTTCTCCAACAAGTACATATGAAATAGTAGGAACTCCTTCATACCCAAGTACAATTGAAGGTGATGATGTATCATTTGATATAACAGTTAATTACAGAAGGAGTGATACGGATTCAGCTTGTACAGAAACTGTAACAACTGGAACTGATATAATAACTGTTGAATGTGGTGAAAACCCAAGTACTACTGATAGTAGGGCTATAAGTGGTACTGTTGATTATCACGGTAACACCATTGAATATGATGTGACACAAGATGTTGGTGGCTTCAAGTTTAGAGGGGTATATGATGATAGTTCAATAAATAAAGTAGCCTGTGACAATAACCCAACATTAACATCAGGAGAAACAAAGCCTAACGGATACACAGCATCTGCAATGACATCGGCAGAAATAGGAAATTGTGTAACAACAATAGGAGCTGATACGTTCAGAGATTGTAGCGGATTAACAAGTGTAACAATACCAACAAGCGTTACAAGCATCGGAGATAATGCTATAAGAAGTTGCACATCATTAAAATCTGTAACAATTCCAGGAAGTGTAACAAGTATAGGTTCAGCTGCATTCCGTTTCTCTACAGGGCTTACAAGCATAAGCATACCTGACAGTGTAACAAGTATCGGTAACGAAGCTTTCAGCTACTGTTATAGCCTTAAAAACACAACAATAGGTAGCGGTATAACAACTATCAGTGAAAGTGCATTCTATAATTGTAGAAAACTTGCAAGTATAACAATTCCAAGCAATGTTACAAGTATCAGTGATAATGCGTTCAGAGATTGTAGCGTATTAACAAGTGTAACAATACCAACAAGTGTTACAAGCATCGGAGATAGGGCATTCTATAATTGTAAAGCACTTACAAGTATTACAATCCCTGATAGTGTTACAAGTATTGGTGGTAGTGCTTTCAATACTTGCAGTGCTCTCACAAGCGTGACAGTTAATGCTGTAACACCTCCAACACTTGGAACTTCAGTATTCAACACAACCAATGACTGCCCAATATATGTTCCGAGTGGTAGTGTAAGTGCATATAAGTCAGCAACCAATTGGAGCAATTATGCAAGTAGAATACAAGCAATACCTTAAGTAATGTATTGTTAAAAAAGAAAGGAGACTGGTCATAGGTCTCCTTTTCTTATTTTGTTAGTGAAAAATATTAAAGATGCTTAATTTTGTTTATTTTCTCTTGTTCTTTCTTTATTTTCTCTTTTAATGTATCAATGGCTAGTTTCTTTGCTTCTTGTTTGCTGAGGCAGAGAACAAAGTCTGTATAGAGTGGTTCTTTTCCCTCGCTATGCAGTGATACTGTTGGGAACATAATTTGTTTTGCGGTTGTGCTCTTTATCTGTGAGTGTTGTATATAGAAGCATTTACCGCCACCACAAGAGACTGCACAGTATGCCTTTGACAGTCCTGTGTTATCAAAGTAGCCTGGATTGGGTATTGTTGCGAAGTTTCCTGACTTAGAGTTTACCACGTAGACTGGCACTGTCAGTTTCTTTATTGGTTTTTCTCCCACAGCAAACTTATGAAGGTCTCCGAATGTGAGCTTTCCTCTTTCCTTATAGACAGGCATATCGTTTGGTATGATTTCCGTCATATATTTCTTGATATGTTTCTCAAGCTCTTGTTTAGTGAGTTCTCCGAAGTCATCTGGCATATCGAATCCATAGTCATAAGTGTATGTACTGTTACACTCAACACGTCTTGGGTTTTTCCAGTTTGGTTTCTTGATAAGTTCTCCAACACTGACGTTTATCTTATTTGGTCTGTAGTCTTGAGGTGTTGTCTGGTTGGAGATATAGAGTGATATATTATTTCTCTTGAGGTAGACGTGCATGAGGTCTCCTGGTTTTCCTTCCTTCTTGTATACTTTAAATCCACATGACTCAAGGAACTTGATATTGTTATCAAGTGCTGTGTCTAGATATATTGGAAGGTACTGGATAGTTGTCCTGAGTTTTGTCATTTCCTCGTCTGTGAGGTTATAGTAATGGTCTCGTGTGAACAGTCTATTATATACATCCAATGGACTTTCTCCCCATCTTGACTTAAATGGGTTATCATAGACGTAGCCATTATTCCCTTGTAGTGGCTGTCCGTATGGTAGGCTTTCCACCCACTCATTTGCATTATTAAAATATGGTACGTTATTTTTCATTTGGAAAATATAGTTTTATATCTGACGTTGTGTTCTTTTTTATTCTCTCGTAGAGGTCAATTCTACAGACTCTGCATGTGCCATATGTTTATAATTTCAATAGTTTCTTTTTTACTTCCAATATTTTACTTATACGGTCTTCTAATACTCTGATGTCGTGTTGGATTTCACTTGTTTCTCCAGTAAGGAATTGATTGGCTAGCTTGATAGTTTCTCCTTTCGTTGTACCGATGAAAGTGAATACTCCCCATACAAACTGGTTCATAAGCACATTATCACTAAGTCTTTGTTGGTCACGCTTATGTGCGCTTGCGCCACTATCCTCATCAAACATTAAGTGACCATTCTCAAGGTCTAGTACGGTATCACATGTCCAAGTAGTACTGTCAACATAGTCTCTAGTGACTTTTGTCCATTCAGCTTTTTCTACTTTTTCACCGTTAACTTGTAGGAAAAAGACTTTAGTACCTTTTTTGATATTAAGCATATTTTATCGTTTTATTGTTTCTGGTGGCAAATTTAGATAAAAAAAATGAGATAGCAAAAAAACTACCTCATTTTTTAACGTAATTTAAATGATAGCCCTTATCTTCTACTAGTCTGGTCATAGTACTTATTATTTTTTCTCATTTCTTGTTTTATTTTCTCATTTTGGCTTGGTGGTCTGGTAGTCCAGAATATATAGTCTGTTTCAGGCATGGACATAAGTTCTCTATATGGGATGTATTTATTCTTCCCACATTTTTCGCAGTAATAGAAAGCCCCAGTGTTGCTTCCATTCTCCCCATCATAGAGCCACTTATGTTTGCATTCATTTTGGTTAATGAATGTGTTTTTATTTTCTGGCTGTGATGAAGCTGCTATTACCATTATTATCACACCAAAAAGGCAACATGCCAGCACACCTATTATTTCATTCTCCATGTTTTTTAATATAGATATATCGTGGGTATCTTCCAAGCACAAATAATGTAACTGGACAAATCCACATATTTGTTATATTGATTGTTCCATCTTCGTCTTTGTCAACTTTTGTATAATTTCTGCCCCATAATATTTTGTCTTTCAGTGAGTATTTTGATACATTTTCTGCCACATATGTATCATATTTCTTTGCCTCTTCTTCACTGATTGGCTTCTTTGATGCGATTATGTCAACGGTTACTTTACTTTTTCCCAGAGCATAATGAGTACAAAGGTTATCAGCCCCTGCAACCATTTCCAGGTTTCCTTCTTCAAATCCCCAGTTCTTGAAGTCATAGAACCACCTTCTCCTATGAACAAGTCCATCGAATTTGGAATAGAATGACAGGGTGTAATGTTTTCTGCGAAATATTACGTTTTTTATTAATTTAAGTATTGTTGTTATTTTCTTTATCATAGTTCAAATATCTTTAGCAAAGTGCCATTGAAGCGAACTCTTCGGTAAGCTCTTCTTCTTTTGTGTCAATGAGTTCAAGTGCAGAGCCAGCAAGAAGAAGCCCTGTTTCCGATTCACTTACTCTTTTCCTGATAATATCCAAGACTTTGAGTTTTTCATACACAAGCCTTTGTGCTTCTTCAACACACGTTTCTTTTGAAGTAGAGTAAATATCAAATGACAGGTTTATCTCATCTTCTGGTTTTGTATTTCTGACGTGATATGATGAATCAGTATTGGTATATATTGCATCCCCACCCTGGAATCTTATCATAATCCTGCTCATATCGGCAGTCCTTATTATACCAGTAACAGTTTTCTCTTGCATACAATGGTTTTTTATCTCCTGTATATCAGAGTCTATCATGCTTATACAATATAACTTATCACCTTCTTTTAAATTTATGAAATTCTTTCCCATTATGTTTATTTTTTATGCCAGTGCCATTTCAGCAAATTCCTCAGTTAGTTCCTCGTGTTCATCTTTCATGAATTCGAGGTGTGAATCAAGTTTATCAAATACGTTTACGCTTGCTATTATGTAGTCTTCCAACTGAATAATTTTCTTGTTATATTCAATATTTCTTTTCTTTAGGTATTCTCTAGTTGCTTCAATACATCTTCTCTCTGATGTGGCGTATATATTGGCAATAACTGGAGAAATGCCTGTTGAATTATTAGTTGGTTCTGCGACGAATGTATCATCACTTCTACTAACAGTTATCATTGAGAAGTCACTAAGTGTTAATGCCACAAGTTCTTCATCAAAGCAATCATCAAATGCTGACCTCACTGTTCGTTCCCTGACAAATTCACCATTTCTGTCATACAATAATGTAGAAGAACCTATCTTTATCAGATATATTTTATCGTCTTTTTTTAGACTATTGAATGTTTTTTCCATAAGCTTTACAGTGGCATTTCGGCAAACTCTTCCATAGTATCAGGCATATCTGCGTCTTTTAGTGACTCATTTATTTTCGAAACCATGTTGTTATTTGATATAATCTGCTCTTGCATTCTATCTATAATTCTCCTCTGTATGACGGAAGATGAATCTATGATGTTTTTTGCCCTTTCCAAACAGGCTCTCTTTGTTGTTGCATAAATCTTAGAATTGATTCTACCTTGACCAGTTGAATCGTATGATTCTATTGTTACATGTGATTGCAATGAGGAATTGGGGTAGAACACTCCACCATTGTTTTCAAGTGTAACACACATAGAGTTGCCATAATCGCCAGAACTGTTTGTCCTTCCTCTAACTTTCTCGATACTTATAAATGAATTATCAAGATTCGATTTAAATTTCGAGTCTTTTATTGAGATAGTGTATATTTTATCTCCAGCGTGTATGTCACTAAAATTTTTCATATTACAAAGCCATTTCAGCAAATTCAACTTCAGACATAGCATTCTCTTTTGAATCATCGTATGCTAATTCATACAATGGTTCTATTTTACCAGCACTAATAATACCTTGATTAATGAGAATCAATGTTTCTCTCCTTAATTCAGAGAGTTGCTGTTGTTTACTCTTCAACCTGGTTAGCGCTGCTTCAAGAACTTTTTTCCTGGATGGTGAATAGAACTCAGTAAACACACCTATTGGTGAGTCAACATTCGCCTGAGGCTTTTTATCTACGGATATTGAAATGGCATTCATATTGACCTCAGCATGTGTTCTATCGTCGAATGTGAGCCTCAACGTATAGAAATTATTCCACTGTTGCCTTTTCTCAACTTTCAGCAGCTCAATAAAGCCACCATTTTCATCCTCGACAAGCTTAGAATTGGCAATTCTTATCCTATAGACCTTGTCACCTTCCTTAATGTTTCTAAACGTTTTCTCAATTTTATCCATATACTAATTCTGCTTTTTTCCAGTTTCTAGTCCAATGTTCATCAGTCTGTACATGGTTTGCTCTTACATACTTACAGACATGATTAGGGAAGTCTTCACCACTGAATCCGCTTGTTGCTCTCATTACGATTCCTTCTTTAGTAGTCCCATATGCTGAAGGCTTCTTCATTTCCTTTAATATAAGGTCTCTTATTTGCTCCTCAGTCTGCGCAACGCCTCTCCACAGTACTGGCACTGCTGGTATTTCCATTACCTTCGAAATGAACATTACATCATCCCACTCCCACCACTCGTCTACTATGTCGCTATATGCAGCGAACAAATGGAAATAGCTTTTTAGAGCATCATAATGTATTGAGTGCTCTCCATATAGATTTTCACCGAAGATATAGAGTCCGTTGTCTATAAGCCCTTTAACCTTCCAGTATAATCCATCATTACCCCAAAGGTTAATTGACCAAGGAGAGCGTGTTTCTGCTGCATGCGAACGTGCAAACACCCCATTATTTGTCATGCAGGTGTTCTCCCCATCAAGTTTCTCAGTGAGGATTATTTCCTTTCCTCGATAGTATTCAAACCACCCATCTTTGAGCTTCTTATCATCTTTTGTGGCCCCAGGTGAGAATGGCATGTGATATGTCCTTGGATATTTCATAAGCTTTCTATCCATGATATGATGGGCATCAACTGCATCCTCATTACATCCTGGAACACAGCATTTTCCATCAGTTCTCGCAAACACCTGTTTCTTGAACTCTTCTCTCGTTAATAGCTTTCTCCACATTTTTATTCCACTTCTCTAGTGCTTTTGTTTCATCACTATTGAGGCACATTATTATTTCGTGCTTCAATTTCTCAATCTCGATATCAGTTTTCAATGTTTCTATTCTAACACCAAGAATGAGTATGATGAATAGCTGTAGCAGTATTATCTTATTCTTCACGTTAGAATCCTATTTTAGATGCTTTTTTACCACCAACAACTACTGTCTTATCCTTTTTATATATTGAAGCAAGAGTCATTGGTGCTGTTGCATCTGGTATAAGTACCTTTGTTTTCTCCAATGAAAGTTCGTCGAAGCAATACTTTAGAGACAATCTACCCTCTCTCAATAATGCCTCATCAATTTTACTCTCAGAGCAATTGAACGAACAAATGAACTTACATTTTATAGTTTCTCCCAAGATACCGTCTGTAAGATTAAGAAGAGTCCCCATAAATGGATTTCCTTGCTCTCTTCGTGACAGAATTTTCTCACAGTCTTCCAGTACAACTACAGAGTTACGATAATTCAACAGGAATGCAATGAACTTTGATGAATCCATATCAAGCAGCAGGTTTGAATCGATATATAGGAATTTATTTTCGCTAACGGACATCAGGTGCTTGATAAGAGAAGTCTTTCCAGTTCCAGGCTTTCCGTTGAATAAGATAAGCTCATTTGACTTTGAGTTCAATATTTCAACAATGTCATTGTATGGTATATCGTCATTGTAGTTCTTCTTCAAATCAATGTCAATTTTATCAAACTCAAGTTCTTCAGTATCAAGTCCAGAGAAATTTGTTCTAACCCACAAGTATTTTGTTTTACCAGGTGCTTCTGTCTCAATTTCAACAACATTTTCCATGAATGTTTCAGTCAAGTCAAATGCGTCTTTCTCTGTTTTAGCCATAGCGCACACCCCAGTAATTGCGGTTATTTGTGAATCACATATTTTTTTTCCGTATGTCTCAATGATAAGCATACCATTAGTGCCTAGGAACAAACCCATTTTTGGGGTAGGATAAGCCACGACCCCAAGTTTATAGCAGGTATCAATAAGCGAAAAATTTTTCGTTAACCCCTTAGTTTTCAATTTCAATGGTGAATATTTTTCCGAGAAATCTGTGAAGAACACCTTATCAGTGTCTTTCTCCATTCTCATATTGAACACCCTCTCAGGAGTTCCACCATACAAGTGTGAAAATAGCCATCTTGTATTAACGTCTACAGCTCCCATGCCTGGGTTTATAATCACTAGTTTATCCCCATATTCGAGAAAGACCTTTTTAAATTTCTCTATTTTTTCCTTGTCTTGTTCTACAATCATTTTATTTTTTCTACTATAGTTTTGTGCAAAGATATAAATAAAAAATGAAAATAGCAAGTAATATTTACGTTTAAACTGAAAATTAACAATATTTATAGGTTAAAATAAGGTTATATGATAACAGAGGATAGAATAAGACAAATCATACTACAGGAAATAGAAAACCTAATAGATTTCGATAATGATTCTAGGAGTCAATTAGAAAGGCAACTATCTAATGTAGATAATGGTAGTATGACATCTTGGGCTGACACATATAAAAAAATGAGCGAACTCACTGGAAAACCAGAAGAACACTTCAGAAGTCAGAATGCTGGCGCAATTACAAATGCAATGAAATCAAATGGTACAATACCTACAAATCATAGTACCGTTGGTGAAAGGGGTTATAATGATTGGAAAGCGAATTTTATTGGTAGGATGTCATGGCAAGAATATTGTAATAGGTTCTTTTTAAGATATTAAATAATAGACAATTTCTTAGTTGGCAAACTATTTATAGTATATGGGATTTATTAGAAATATTAAAGAGTCAATCGACGATAAGTCTCCTATAAGTGTTAACAATATCACAGTGCTTGCATCTGCTTTAATGGGCGCTATTATAGGATTTGTCATTTGTTTTGTGCTCATTTACGACGTTACATACGATGGCAAGGTTGACACTAATTTGACTGACTTGGGTATATTCTTGCTTTGTGGAGGTGGATATATCCTTGGTTCTGGTGCTCCTAAGGCTTATATAGATGGTAAGATGAAGACCCGTTCTTGGGTAGAGGGAGAGAAGATGCAGATTGACGCTGATGAAGAGGTGAGAACGTACAGGAGGCAGAAGAAATCCAAGCTTGAAGGTGAAGATAAAGATGAAGAAATATAAAACAAATATTGAGCAATGAACAAGTTAGATAGAATAATAACTGAGTCAATAGACAAGGTTATAAAAGAGAATAAATTTAAAAGTCCGCTTTCTAAAATAAAGGCGGCATCGTATGCTGCTGCTAAAAAAGAAGGTGGTAAAAGTGGAGAAGAAAGATATAATGACTGGAGGGCAAAACAAGCAGCCATAGCAGACATAAATAGAGAACTCCATACTAAACGTTCAATACCAAAGAAGGATAGAATACCAGTTGGTATCTCAAAATCATTTGATGATGGAACTAATGACATTGGTGTTTTATCTGCTGATAGAATGAGAGATGCAAAAGACTATTTTAATTCTGAAAATGAATTCAATGGAGCAATAAATAATGATACATTCGACAATGAATGGCTTATAGATAGAGACATAAATTAATAGCATATGAATACCAAAGTACTTAGTTTTGTAAAGAAGCTGGAAGGTTATAAGACAGCAATCAAGGCACTTCACTGGGATAGTGATTCACTTTCTCAGCATGAGCTTTGCGATAAGATTGCAGACACCATTTCTGAGTTCCAGGACACAGTTTCAGAAGTTGAACAGTCAATTACTGGTAAACTTGATAAGAAGGAACTTGAGGGTGAGAAATATAATGTTACGACATTGAAGAAATTTGTTGAAGATGTATTGGACGCAGCAAATACCTTCTACAAGAGTCTTGAGAATGAGGGCGATACATATACTGGAATGAGAAGTGATTGTGAGTCATTCCTATCAGATATGCAGAGAAATCTCTACCTTGTTAACTTCACTATGAAGGAAGACCTCAAGAGAAGACTTGCTAACAGAATTAACGAGGGGTATAAGAGAGAGGAGAATATCAAGACAACATTTCACGGCACAAAGCCTTCAACCGAGAAGGGTATGTTCAAAAGAATTAATGACATTACAAAAGGTGGACAATTAAATACTAGAACGTTCACTGGTTTATCTGATGCTTATGAATTCTACAAGAAGACATTTGCAAGGGCTGCTGTAGGAGACCTTCATTGTCTTGGAACTTTCGAGACAAATGTAATGGTACAGCTTGATACGCCTAATAATATGTCATATTTTGGTATTATGAGGGCAAAAGAAGTTGGTGAAGGACAGTTTAAAGCTAGTATTACATTCTCACCACACAGTGATGAAATTGAACAGCCAGAGCCAGAAATTAGTGAGCCTACGATAGAGGATTGTAATAACTACGAAATCTATGGAGAAAATAGAATATATAGGATGACTGAAAATGAACTTAGGGGATTCATCAAGGAGTCTATTACCAGAGTACTGAAAGAAAATGGACAATTCATTAATGATAAACATCTTGGTAGAATATACATTAGTGATAATGACGTAAATGCTATGGAAAAAGCATTTACAAGAAAGCCAGAGAAAAATAAAGGTAATAACATAGAAGTTGGCCCAAATATCTAAAAAAATCTGATAAAAACAAATGGGAACGATATACTTGTTGACACCAAAAAATAAAAAATGTGTGAATCAAGGAGATTCACACATTTTCTTATATTCCAACGTTATTTTGTGTTAAGCGTAATGCTATTGCCTTAATAAAAGTATGCTTGACCATTATAAAAATCAAACTTTATACCATATTCTTTTGCTCCAATTTTAGCTAACCTATCACAATAATCATAAGATTTAGCACCTTTACCATAATATTTTTTTATCCATTTTTTTATACCTTCTTTACTACAAAGAAAGTGTCTCAAAAAACCACATATCGTCTTTCCTTTGTTTTTGAAAATCCTCGTCTGTAAGTTTTTGGTATTCTTCTTGCCAATTTATTGGGTTTGTTTGTGATGGCTCTATACCATGATTTGGGTAATCATTATCTACTTGTTGCTTAAACCATTTATTCCTTTCATAATAATCACCTACAGGCATTTGTGAAAAATCTATTTCATTCAATATCTTGTCTACAGACTCTTTTACAATCTTGTGAAGGTCACTTTCTGTTAGTCTTATAAGCTTCTTATTCATATTCAAAAATGTTTTTCATATAAATATTTACAAACGTAAAAAAATAAAAAGAGTTAAGAATTTCTTAACTCTTTTTTTTATGCTTCCGTTAGTGTGCCTTCATCATTTAGGATAAAAGCTTTTCTACAATCAAGGCAAACCCATTTATCAGTAGTAATTGGTTTTTCACTTAATTGCGTGTGTCCGAATATCTGATAATCGTACCCATTAACTATTGAATCGTCGTTTGGTACAATGTTATCTATTTCGCTTTTATCATCCATTTTTTCCCTTACATCAGACCACACAATGCTCCCACTTTTTTCTCCAAGCCACGTTCTATAGCCAGAAACATCTGTAAGTGTAATAACCCCATGTGGTGTTTCTAGTAGGTGGTTTATGCTATCTACTGTTGGCTCTCCTATCACTTTTTTATTTCTTTCAACCCATGAGTTCATAAGCCCAGCATGAGAGAACAGATACGCCTTTCCGTTTATAATTTCAGAATGGGCAAGTTTAAACAGGCTTCTATGTGATTTAAACTTCTCTATTATATGATAAGCATTGCTTGAGTCATATCTTGAGCGTGTATTAAATTCTTTCAAGAAATACTGACAATCGTGATTACCTAGGAGAAGTACAACTTTCTCCTTATTATTCAATTTGAAGTCGATAATTTCCTCAAAATTCCTAATTGCATCTTTCCTGGTAATACCTTCTTCTTGATATGGGTCTAAATAATCACCAAGGAATATTACCTTATCACATTCGTTAGCGTGTTTATCAACAGCATCTTTCCAAAACGTCCTACCATGTACGTCGGGTATAATTAGCAATTTCATATTTCTTCTTATTTTTAAATATTATTTAGAAGCAAATTTGGACTTCAGGAGTTGTTTTTCAATTTTCTGTGAGAATTCTGCCCAAGATATTGGTGTATAATTGTTGTTATCAACGCCAACATCATACTGTGTTGGAAATAGAGCCTTAAGTCTTTCAACATCCAGTCCTTTCTGGTTAGGACCGCTATGAACGTGCCCAAATGCCTGGTAAACTAGTCCTTTAGCGTCACGATACGTGCCTCCATAACACAGGAATGGTACATGATTCAAATACACTCCTCTGCCTTCTACTCTAATCTTCATTTGGAAGGCAACGTGGTCGAATAGTTCCTGAGAGGCTGTTGGTGTCATGTTTTTCTCATCATGGTTTCCCTTAATGAGTATAATATGACCATTGAGCTGTTCCCTGATTTGTTTCCAAAATGGATATCCACCCCAGGCGAAATCCCCAAGGTGGAACACAAGACCGTCTTCTGGGACTTTCTTGTTCCAGTTCTCTATGAGTTTATGGTTCATTTCCTCAACATTTTCAAACGGTCTGTTACAAAAACCAAGTATGTTTGCATGACCAAAATGGGTATCTGACGTGAAAAATATCTTAGAACCATCCTCAAATTTAAAATCTACACTTTCTTTCATTGTGCAAATATATCAATTTTCTCTTAAAAATACAAGTTATAAATATTAATTAATCTTAAAGTAGAATTTTCATGTCTTCTATGTTAAGCTGATTGTATATAATTTCCATAGTGCCATCATTATATGTCACCTGTGCCCCCTTATTGTTTGTCAATTTAACATCAGTAATATTTTCCAATTCAATTGGGCTATAAGTGAACATACATTTGGAAAGCATGAGCATGTCTAAAGCTGACATTGGTTCTATTTCATTCTCAGAACCATTTTCCAGTATTCTATTAAACTCTTTATCCCTAATGGAGCAAGACTGTATGTAATTATCCATGAAAGTCTCCCATTTGAATATAAGAAATTGAAGTGTCCCATCGTTCACAATAACTTTATTCCAACAGTTATGCCAAGTCAATGATGTTTCGGATTCGTGGTTTGAAACGTTATCGAATGTTGTCCTGGTAACAAACCAACAATCACCGCCAAGTTCTTCAATTAGTTGTTTCTCATTTGGAAACCTCACATCATCTAGAACATAGTCGTACTGCGGGTCAATCATTTCTTTTATCCTGTTTACATGCCAGTCTTTGTTGTACTGCCTTATTAGGTCAGTACCTATGAATTGTAGCATTTCTCTGACATTATTAATGGTCTTGCCATAACATGTTTCTTTTACTGTCTCAAGTGGTATATCTGTTTCCTCTGCTAAGATTGTGCAGATATCATCACCTATGTATAAGCCAATATCAGTGTTTTCGTTTTTAGCTTTGTTTAGTCCATCGATAGATATATCCAATATATCAGCGCATAACTGTTTAAGTGGTAGGGCAAAGTATAATTTTTTATACCCAAATCTCTCACAAACTTTAGCAAGCTCTGTTTTTCCAGACCTCATTCGTCCAGCAAATCCGATTATCATATTATCTGTCTTTTAGGCACTGAGTTATTAAATCTACAAGGTCTTTCTCAGGTACGTTACCCATTAGCTTGTATATAGGCTCGTCATTTTCATCAAGCAAAATGGTTGTTGGAATTGACTTGACATCGAATTTTGCAATATCAACATCATGGTCTTCGTCATCATCAAGATGAATTGCTTCAAATGTGATTTCACTAAATTCATTCATTTCGCTAATTTTCTTAAATGTAGGAGCGAAGGCTCTGCATGGTGAACACCAGCTTGCAGAAAACTCTTTAATTCGTTTAAGCATATATATTATCTATTAATTCTTTATTATTTTTTGTAATTTTTTCGCCCAAAAACATTTCGTATTTTGGTATATTTGAGAAATATATTAGTTTTATTTTATTATCTTTACACAATTTATTCTTTAGTAAATCTAACTTTTTCCTTTTTTCCAAGTTTTCAGTGTTCTTTTCAAACCTATATTTAGTAAAATGTTGTTCTCCCTGACATTCAATCGCTATGTTGTGGTCTGGGAGGAAAAAGTCTAGATGTTGTTTCCCAAGCCAAGGAAAAATTTTATAATCAGCATGTTGAACAAAATTAATTGAATTTCTTTTTAACTCTTCACTTACTATGTTTTCTAATTTACTATTTCTACATATTGGACACCCGTTACCCTTTAAATGGTTATGTGGTTCTTGCCAAAATTCCCCATGCTTTGGACAGATTATTTTAACTTTCTCAAAAGCATTAACATATTCGACACCTGAATAGTCATATTTTTTTCCATGTACTTTTTCAGATTCATCTATGAACTGTTTGACAGTTTTTCTGTGGCTATCAGTGCATTTTTTTAGTCCGCATTTAGGGCAACCATACCCATATAGATGGCAACTAGGTTTTTGCCAAAATTCGCCATGCTCTAAACAAATAATACACACTTTTTCTTTTGCACTAATATATTCAACTTTCGAATAATCATATTTATCACCGTGAATTTTTCTAGCTTTTTCTATGAACTTTTTTGTATTCATACGTCTAGGTTTGTTTTCTAAATGGCATTTTTTACACCCTTCACCTTGCAAGTGTGAATTTGCTTCTTGCCAAAATTCCCCATGCTTTGGACATATAATACAAACTTTTGTTTTAGAATTTATATATTCAACTTTCGAATAATTGTATTTATCACCGTGAATTTTTCTAGCTTTTTCTATGAATAACTCATTTGTTAATGTTCTAATTTTCTTCCTTTTATCAACGCAACATTCATTACACCCATTACCATTTAAATGAGAATTAGGAACTTGCCAAAATTCTCCATGTTCTGGACAAATAATACACACCTTTGTATGATTATTTATATAACTTATTTTGGAATAGTTGTATTTATCCCCATGAATTTCTTTAGCTTTTCTAATAAACAATTCAGTTGTTAATTTTTTACTCATATCACACTATTTTTATTATAAATATAAGTAAAATCATTTTATACACCAGCTTGCAGAGAACTCTTTAACTTTCTTTACTTTATTCGTGTTCATATTCTTAATCTTACCGTTTTTCTTTTCTTCAGTAAATCTGAGAAATTATTCATTTTCCTAGTTGAGTTTATGTCAACAGTAGCACTTGTTGCAATCTTCTTTTCAATTTTAGTTGCGTTTCTTATTATTTCTGCTGCATTTGATTCGTTAACTATAATTTTAGTGTTTTTGCCAAGGACCCTATTTACTTGTGTTTCAATGTTATTCAGAATTCTCACGTTGTTTACGTTTGATAAATCGTACTGTTCAAAATCTTTCTCATCTATGAAACCAAGAATGTTTTTTGCTCTAGTATATGCAACGTACATTAAGTTTGTTTCCTGCCTTACCTCCCAGTCTTTCTTAGCTGACTTGCTAGGCATCAAAGAAGGGCATACAACATATACGTTATCAGCTTCTAATCCCTTTGCTTTATGTACAGTAGATAACGATACTCCTTCAGCTTTACTCTTCTTAGGGAAAATCTCAGTTATTTTATTAATTAGTTCGTCAGTTGTTTTTAATCCTTCTGATAGAACCTCCAATGCCTTTATTATATCAAGTTTATTTTCGAACATTGGTGTTTTCATTGCTGTCTGAGCATCTACAGCAGATTTTTCCATAATCTTGTTTCTAGTGGTGAATAGGTCATCATATAGTCTTACGAATAGTCCATCTTCCTTACAGTCCACATTTATAAGTTCTTTCCTGACTGACATTACTATACTCTTAAGGTTACTGCCAATATCCTTTCCACGAATTGTTGCTTTCTTACCAAGCCTAAGGAATTCGTTGTATACCTGGATTAGTGGTGCATTATTCCTACATAGAATCATATCTCCGTCCTTTACGTCATCCAATGACACATTGAAAAGTATTTTTCCTTCCCTGGTGTCTTCGTCACTTGATTCAATCGTTGGTACAATCTTCTTTGCAAAATCAACTATATTTCTTGAACACCTATACGATATACTTAGTGGAAGGCACTTGGTGTTTGGCATTGATTTAAGAATGTTGAACGATTCTGTATCAGCACCAGCAAAAGAGTATAATGTCTGGTTTGAGTCACCTACAGATATAAGTCGTGTTCCCATCTTAAAACACTTCATAATAAGCTCTCTCTGGGCTTTATTCATGTCCTGGCACTCATCTACCATAATGTAATCGTAAAGTAGTCCTAGAGGCTTTAAATATAGAACGTGAGGAAGCCATATCATATCAGTGTAGTCAACCCCCTCCAGCTCTGTTTTGCCCCACTCCATTACCTTTATTGCAATATCCTTTTCGTCAGCAATTGTCTCAACGTCATATCTTTCCTCAATGAAATCAAGGTCTTTAACAGTCTGACATAGATAGTATCTTCCATAATCCACATATTTCTTTATATTGTCTACATAGTGGAAATATCTTCTGCCAGTAAGTCTTCTAGTGTCAATAGACGTATAATACTTAAGGTTGTTCTTGATATGAGAATCGTATTTCAATGGGTCTGGCACAGAGTTGATATTTGGGTAATTCCTTTTCAGCATAGTAAGTCCAAGGCTATGCAAAGTTCTAACATCAACATTTTCAAACCCCCTGGTTCTCTTTTCAAGTTCCTTAGTTATATCATTGTTGAAAGCGCAAAGCAAAACTTGTTTGTCGTTTGGTATAAGTTCAAGGCATTTTAATAGTGTAGTGGTCTTTCCACTACCAGCAGCAGCCTCTACAACAAGGTTTCCACTTTCATGCACTATGTAGTCATAGATTGCTTTTTGATATTTACTTGGAATAAATTCTTGTTTTTCAACTTCTTTTTTCTTCCTTGCCATGTTATTTTAATCATTTTTGCAAAGATATAAAAAAAATGTTAAAAAAACAAATTTTTGAACAAAATAAATGGACTAGAAACGAAGTCCTAGTCCATCTATTAATTTCCCTTGTAGGATTACTCATCGAAGATGTCCTTCAAGAAACCACGCAGATGCGGGTTCTTGTCGAGGGTCTTCTTCAGCTTCTCCTTGAGCTGAACCACTGATGGGTCAACTGCAATTCCCTGAGGCTGTCCACCCTGCGCTGCGCCATTCTGAAGCTCGTTGAACTGTCTGTCCTTGTCCTCAAGGAAACGGACGAGCTGCTCACGGCTCACGTTGGCGAGGTCAATCTCGTTGTGCCACAGGTGCTGGCGAACAATCTGAACGAGTTCCTCACGACCCATGTTGGCGAAAGGAGGGCGCTGCTGACCACCCATAGGAGGCATGCCAGGCATTGGCATTGCACCAGGCATAGGTGCTCCCTGACGGTTCTTAGGCCAAGGTCTGAACTGACCGTTAGCTGCACGAGGCTGCTGAACAGGTGCTGCTACAGGCTCAGGTGCTGGCTGACGATGGAAGTCATCGAAAATGCTAGGAGCTGGCTGTGCAGGGCGACCAGGACGATGCTGACCCATAGGAGGCATTGGTGCGCCACCAGGCATTGGGAATCCACCACCCATAGCAGGAGCAAACTGAGACTCCTCTACTGGCTTAAGTTCCATAACGATACCGCTTGCAATCATCAGGATAGCAAAGGTCTTCATTGAAGGAACACCACCGTTAAGGATGTTGTTCAGCTCGTTGATGTCAATACCGAGGTCGTTAGCCATCTGAGGCAGAGAAATACCACTCTCGTTGCTGAACTCCCTAATCTTTGATGCGATGTCTCGCTTTGCCTGCTCAACCCATGCGTTAGCAGACTGGTGTAAAAGTTGCTTATTCATCTTTTGATAGTTAAAAATGTTGTTTCTAAATTGTTTACGGTGCAAAGATATATAAAAAAACTGGTATTTCCAAATCCTTTAACACTTTTTATACATTATTATTCGTCTTCGTCAGAATTGTATTTTCTTTCTTTCCTCCTAAGTGTCTCAAGAATCTCCTCAAACACTGGTATAAGTCGTTTATAATCAACCTCCTGGGTGTGATAAGGAGAATAATTGAAGACCGTGTTGGTTCTCTCGAAGGTTTTCAGAAAATATACATAATTAACTGCAATTTCCTTCATTGGCTCTATACCTTTACCAATACCATTATAGAAGCAGTGGTCAAAATCGTCGATATGAACGGTGTCATGAAGAATGCAGTGACTAGCGAAAAACAGGTACATGTTTTTTCTGTCAGCGTCTTTAACATCTAAGTCAAAATAAACAAGTCCCTCAGAACCGAATTGCAATGGGTTAACATTACCTATTTCGTCTTCATTATCCTTAATGAGCTTAACGGTAAAATCAAATGCTTCGTCTGGTGACACTGGTTTGTACCAAGACCATCCATCTGTATAACCATTTCTTCCAACTTCAACCATTTTATCATATACGGACTTGTGGTCAATGATTATAACAATGGATGTGTTATTGTACCTTTTTAACTCATATTGGTACATTTGGTCATATATCTTTTTAACACTTTCGTCCTCTCCTCCATGACGTGGTTCAAACTTTTTAGGCTCAAACCCAAAAAGATTCTTTAGCATTTTGATACCCTTCTCAAAATCTTCAACTGTTTCATAGTGAACCTTGTTTTCGCTTCTCTCTTCATTTTTGATTGCCTCAATCTGCTTTTCCATATATGATATTGACATACCACTATGGTCATGCATAAGGTTAGCGAAATCTTCAAGCGTCATACCAACTTTTTTAGTAAAATACTGGTGGTTGGCATCATCTATTACATCTTCTATAGACCCATAATCGTTGTATTTACCAAAGAAAGGCATGGCGATTGGTGTAAGTCCAATACCAGTAACATCAATAGGAGTACTATCAATTCTCTCATGCTGCGTATTAGCACAGACAAATAGAACAATATCATCACCATAAGTGATTGGTAGATGGCTGAAGAAGCCTGTTTTATTAAAGCATCCCATAATACTTCTTTCTCATTTTAATTAATACATCGTTAATCAGGTCTACGTTTATTTTTTCTTTAATCGTAGATTCAGCAATAGCTTTATCAAGTTTTTTCTTATCCTCTTCGACAATTTCCATCAGTTCATCATATTCATACCTATGATTTCTGATGTTCATTAGGAATTCCTTGTCACCAGCCTTTTCCCTGTCAAGAATGATTCCATTTCCAGTAGCAATTTCATAACCCATATGAAGCAATCTAACAGTATGACACATGTTTTTTGAGTCATAGTTTTTATCGAGATTTGATTCATAACGTTTTGGGTTACGGTTTTTCTCCCATTCCTTATACTCCTTGTATTTCTTACAATGGTCTTTAAATCCACTCTCGTTATATACCATATGGCATAATGGTCTCTCTCCCTTTGATACAGAAGAACCACGCATATCAGTGGAATTTTCAAGGCACATTCCACGATAATGTTTTACTGCCTTATTTTCCTCGAACCATTTTTCTCCAATAAAATCTTCGCATTCATCAACGTCACCAAATCCGTAGAAATTATATGCGAAATCATAATCCAACTCACTTTTCTTGAAGTCTTCGTATGTCTTAATACCATTTGCTTCGAAGTGAGCGCCCCAATCATAGTATACACCATAGGTATCGTGCATGTTTGGAATATGAACAAGACCACAGAAGTCCTTGTTAAGCCCACGATTATCAAGCCAGTCCTTAATCTTGGTACTACCCTGTTTGTAGAAGGTATAAGCAAAATCAAACGGTGTGAGACGTTCATAAACTGGATTCACAATTTTCTTATTGAGTCCACGTGCTTTGTGTATCTGCTGAATGGCATATCCGACAAATGGGTTAAAACACTGCTTTGTAATAAGCTCATTCCTATTGGCGAATAGCTCATCCAAAACTGGGTGTGGCTTAACAACCATCTTGTCTTCTGGGATGAATAGAGACTCAAGAACTGTTGGGTTTGATTTCAATAACAACCTACACAGCTCTCCAACCTCAAACCAGGTATTATCATGACGAGAATCAGACACCTGAGGCTGATAGTCAGCGCCAATTCCTAGTATTGAGTCTTTAGTGGCAATATATACACCAGATGTGTCTACATCAGATTCTGGTGTATTCAAATTATACAAATGACTTCCACGTACATATTCGTATAGAAGACGCTTGTCTTCTCTGATTTTATCGAAATTATTCATCTTCAAATTTGATTAAATTTTCTACATAATCCCTATCTTCACCTTTGAGTATTGGCATGTTGTAGTCAATAACCCACTTATCATCTTTTTTAATAATAGCCGTACCACGTTTTTCAGGCACTGAGAGATTATTCCAGTTGATACTGAACTTTTCCATTAGCATATCTTGCATTTGGCTTGAGTTCTTTCCATGCAGTTCCTTATGAGAGAACTTTGACTGTGCCAGTGAAGAAATAGAGTTACGTGTGGCATCTAATGTGCGCCAAAGTATACAGTTTGTTACTTCCTCAACAGGGATATTGAACACACGTGCGTCGAACATTGCACCCTTGCTGATGGCTTTCTCATATACAGAGTTGAGTTTGCTTGTTTTCTCATCAACTTCAACATTACCGAATGATTTAATAAACCATTTTGCATATGCTTTCTCAAATGCCTGATTGAAATATAGTGTACACATTGAAGCTGCCACAGAACACATCTTCTGTACACTATAATCAAACCATGCATCAGTATTGATGTCGTTATAATCTACTAGAACAAGGGTAATTTCATCTGACTGTGTATAGCCGAACACACAACCCTGTATCTCCTGGCAGAGCTTGAGGGTAGTATGCTGCATTGCCTGCATCATCACGTCATCAAACGGTTTATCGAACCCACGTGTGAACGTGTGGAATGCCTTACCATCAAGTCGAATTACAACTGGCATGCGTCTAACGAGGTAGGTCTTAGCTCTGTCCTCGTAATTGTTTTTCATCCTGTCCCCCAGGCTATCTTTTTTATTTGCCATATTTCTTTTTTATTATTAAAGTTGAATCACTATAATTTATTGAAACGTCACCAAGTTTTTTAAGCACTGCTTGACCAAACAATGGCATTGAATCTCCGCTAGTTTCTGCTGTACATTTAACTGAGTCCAGTTTTATACCACCTATCTCTATATTTTTGATTATATATACAGGACATTGATGCTCAGAGCCATCAGCATATACACAAGTTGCCATTTCAACATATTCATCCTTATCAATTATGCCCTGATGAATCATAAAAACCAATTCAGAACATCCAAGATGTATATCTGAGCAACCAGTATCAAGCATGCAACGCATTTCAATGCCGTTGATTTTTGGCTTAATAAACATCATATTGTCCAGTATTTCAAGTTTTATTTTAATTACATTATCATTCCCTGGACTGAATGATACTCTCTTTGGTATAGTATCCTCAACAATACAGGCTGCTGTATCCTTTTCAGCTAACTGTAACCCAAGTTTGTTAGCAATTTTGTTAGAAACGCTGTCTCTGTACTCACACAATTTGTCAACAGATTTATCGATAGCTGCTGAGCCACCAATAACTACTACAAATGCAACACAACAAATGAGTATTAATCCTAGAAGTTTTAAAAAACAACCAAATTTATTTTTCTTTATCATTTTCTATTAATTTTTTTAATGCTATTGTACAATGTGAATATCTCATATGACCCTTAGTTACAACCTTACCGTCCTTTAATGCTCTAAATTCGTGATGATGATATACTGAGCAATGATTATAGCAGGACTGTTCTATATACTCTATGATGTATCCTTTGTATTTATATCTTCTTAAAACACCAGGTTCGCTCCAGGGTGTACATTCAAACCAGGGTGCTACTTTACCTTGCATAATTCACTGTTTAATGTTGCTTTAATCGACATACCGATGTTGTCTATTCCAATAATCATTCTGTCATACACATCTGGGTCTACCTCAGTTATCTCACCACTCAATACTCTGTTTACAAAGTCCAACGATGCCATTGGTAGTTGGTTGATATTGTGTATAATCTGTGTATGACCACCATTGGCGTTTATGATTAGACACAGGCTTTCCACCAACGGTGTATAGCCTTTGTATCCAACGCACTTCTGGAAGTTACCATCGTTAATCTTGTACACATGTCCTTTCTTGTACGTGTGCTTCTTGAACTCGTTCAGACTTATCATCTTGTCTATGCTTCGGATATACACATCATTTATTTTCATATCTTACTTTATATTTGTATTGTGCCATAAATTTTGGTAATTATATACTATTTGACCTTATACAAGTATTTCGTTTCTGACCTTCACCATTTTTTTCTTCTTGTCATCCCAAACCATATCAACAGCAGTTACTCTAATTCCGTGTTCTTTACAGAATTTGAGTTCTTCATCACTAATGTCATCATCATTACTATAATGACGGTCATCTTCCAAATCAGAGTCCTCTAAATAATCATACAAAGATTTGTTTTCGCCTTCGTATGGGGCAATAACAAGAGGAAGTTCGTATTTTCCGTTTTCCTCTGGAACTACGCACAACCCATACTTCTCACAAAGAGCTTTTAGCTCAGTTATAAAATTTTCTTTTTTCATACGTTATTATATAAACTACTTGGGTCTAATTGTATATAGTTGCCTAAATTTTTTGCAAAGATACATAAAAAAAATGGAATAACAAAGCGTTACCCCATTTTTTTAAGTTTTTTTAAAGCTGATTACCAACCCATTGTCTCCCACCAGTGAGTCTCACCGATGAACTCCTTATTCATTGGAGGAGGACAGCCGAGTGGCTGACGGATAGCCTCACACTTGGTGATAGGCTGGTCACCCTTCTTTGCCATTCCACGAGCGATGCAATCCTGACCTGCCTCAACGAACTTGTCGAATGCAGCGTGGTCGCTCTCGAACTGCCAACGATGTGCGTAATCCTCGCAACGTGGCTCGTCAATCTCGAATGCTGCGCCAAAGCGCTTGTTATCACATGCAGGTGTTCCTGCGATTCCCCACTCACCTGGAGCTGGTGCGCAAGCTGGTCTCTGAGGAGCACAAGGCTTGCAAACTGGTCTTGGAGCTGGACGTGGAGTCCACTGCTTCCTACATGGCTCTGGCTTCTCAAATACCTGTGCGATAGCCTCGCCAATCTTCTCTGCTACGTCACCAAACGTAGGTACGCCAATAACAAAAATTTTTGTTTCCATAACTGTTTTAATAAAAAGTTTCTTTAGATTGAAATCGTTTTCTAGTGTTTACAGTGCAAAGATATATATTTTTTTTCGTATTTCCAAATTTTCCAATAACTTTTTTATCTTCCACGATGAAAATGTCCTCCATGTGCGCTGTGATGTTGTGGTCTTCCAGTGTAACCACCACGCTGTATACTATGATGTGGCGATGTATAGAATCTGTGACTAACTGTAGGTCTATGCCTATAGAAATATCTTGGAACTGGTCTATAATGCCTAGGTGGTAATGGCTTTGCATAATGTCTGAAGTACCAACAATTATTATAGTAGTATGGATAGTAGAACATATCACGGTATACATAATACATTAGTAAGCCACTAGTATTATAATAAGGTGTACCATATGAAATAACAACAGATGTGTCAATTTCATCATCAACTTGTGCGTATGCTGTTGTTACGCAAGAGGTAAGCGAGAAACACATTACCAAGCCTAAAATAAAACTAATAATCTTTTTCATAAGCCATCTATTTTTTCTATAACTAGTGCAAAGATATGTGCTTTTTTCCTAAAATACAAGTGCATACATAATATTTAGGGATTTTCCAAGTACATTTAGGGAATCCCCTATAACCTATAGGCAATTATACTGAGAAACAAAAAAAGGAGCTTAGTCAGCTCCCTTTTTGTTATAGTGTTCCATAACCTTTTTCAAATAACCATTTGTTCCTTCTACAGTGTAGCCAGGTCCTCCGTTCCATATTCGAATCGCCTTCTCTACATTGTTGGACTTGTTGTAATAAGTTTGAATCATTACGAACATTTCCTTTGACTTCTCAACGTTGTACCTATCTGCTAGTGTATAACGTTTTTTAGATTTCTTGGCTCTGAGCCAAATGTTGCATTGTTTCACCAGTCCTGGTGTAATTTGTAGGATTCCAGCGCAATTTCCATTTGTGTTAAATGCTTTTGGGTTTCCTTCACTTTCAACTTGTATGATGGCATTAATTACTCTAGTCCAATCATACGTTTCCTTTTGTGCCATGACACTAATTGGAAGCATCAAAAGCACTGTTAAAATTAATTTTTTTAGTCTCATCATCTTTTAATTTAGTTGAGGCTCGTATGCAGTATGCTGCACCGATACGGTGACGATATGTGAGAGAGAGTTACGTCACACTATCCTCTTATTATTAAACTTACCTACTTTCCTACATTCTTCAAGAAATCATAGTTCGTGAGGTTTCCAAGCTTCAGTTTTGGCGACTTCATGTACCAATCCTTTGCTATCTGTAGGAATAATCCTTTTCTTTCTAATTCGTTAGCTACTAATCTGTGATAATTTTCTTCATGTTCAAGCATGTCAACAACATCATCAATCCATACTGACTGGTCAGATGGTATCCCGTTGTTGAGTTTTATGAATACACCAAAGTTACCCATAGTTCCACCTGGGTTTGATTTACCCAAGAGTCCCTGAGTAAAGTTATTATCCAGGAACTTTTTAACCATGAGTACCTTGTCGCTATATGATTCGTTGATAATCTGTTTCCTAACAGTATCAAAAGCTCTTTCAGATAATATGAATTTCTTCATTTTACAGTATACATTATACTATAAATATCATTCAAGAAGCTTTTTGTTAAACGGTAGCATATAAAATACCGCATCTGGTATTCTAAACAGTTCTACGAATCCAAGCCTTTGCCAGTATGAATGCGTTCTGAGGTCAATCTCAACTGCAATCCAAATGAGGTCATAGTTTTGTGCAAGGAATTTGAGGTTATACCATAACATCTTCCTGTCAAGCCCAGTGCCTCTAAGTCTCTCGTCAATGACGAATGAATGACCATTTATCTGGCTAAAGTTGTCCAAAAAGTCAGAAATACCTTTCTCTACCATGAGTATTGGACTGCCTACCTTAATAGGATATTCACAGAATATTAGTAGTCCATATATTTCATCAGTTTCCTTGTCAACTAGCTTTATTGACTCATCAAGTCTAGCTCTAGACTGGATTAACTGCTGAAGTGCCTCCTCAGGAGAATACATGTCAAACGCTTTTGACAATGTGTGGCATATTACCACCAGGTCTTCTGTAGTGGTCTTCCTTATTTCGACCCTTTCTAACAGCTCGTCTTTGGTTAAATAGTTGTCTACGAGCTTGTTACATAAATTTATTCCCATAAAAAAATAAACTTACAAGTGCAAAGATACGAAAAAAAATTGAAATAACCAAATTTTTTCGTAAAAAACTGCTTATTTTTCCAAAAAAGGGAGGCAAATTCTAGATTCACCTCCCATAAAAGAACGGTATTAACAAAATATTTAAAAAACTATGAGTAATCAACTATTTCGTTTTTTTTAGTTTTACGTCGTTTTCTTGCATATTCTCTTATTTTATCTTTGTTGGCTTCACACCACTTCCTATGTGATTCTTTCTTTTTTTCTTTGTTAGCCTCATACCATTTTTTCTGGTATTCTCTATCATATGCTTTTTTATTTTCTGAATGTTCAGTGAAATAAGCTTTTATTTTCTCCCTGTTCATTGAGTAATACTCCCTCTGGTACGCTTTTTTGCTGTCTTTATTGGACTGGTAGTATTTTTTTCTATGCTCTTTCATTTCATCATCAGTATATACACGATGTTGATTTCCAATTTGTCCGCCACATAATTTGTTCAAGACGTTGTATTTATCATCATTCCTGTAATGGCTAATCCAAAACTTTTCACGTTCAACTCCTTCCTCGACTGTTAGGTTACTCTCTATTATCACCATCTTCGGATGTTCTACGTGATGTTCATGACTGAACTTGTATGTCCTCTCACTTTCTCTAGTCTTGTGAGCATAGTGCCTACTTTTCGGGTTTTTTGTTCTACCAACGTACACCGTATTAAACTCTTCCCATAGGTAAATGTAAATGTTATCAAGCTTTTCCTCCATAATAATATCTATTTTAGTTATAAATACCACGATGAGAGGAAAAGTCTACAAATTTAAAAAATTATGAGATGTCTTATACAATTTCTACTTCATCACCAGAACAAGAAGCGCTGAAGGCGTAATTTGCTGGATAATCATTAGAGAGCATAAGGTCTGTGATTTTATCTTCAAGTTCTGTCTGTATAAGCCTGATAATCGGTCTTGCTCCAAATTCCTTCTTCTCAAGCGCTTTTGCATGAATATGTGTCACAACATCATCACTATATATTATACTATATTCTAATGACTTAAGTCTATCATTAAATTTATTAATCTCTAATTTAACTATATCTCTTAGATTATCCTCTGATAAACTATTAAAATATACTATTTGGTCCAATCTATTAATGAACTCTGGAGTAAATTTTTTCTTTAACTCTTTATCTATAATAGATTTCTTATTTGATTCTTCACTGCTTACAAATCCAAGTCCATTACCAAGCTCTGCTGCTTTTCTAGCACCGATATTAGATGTCATGAGCACAATTACATTCTTGAAGTTAACAATTTGTCCAGCACTATCTGTAAGCCTTCCTTCGTCGAACAACTGCAAGAATATGTTGTATACTTCTTGGTCTGCCTTCTCTATCTCATCAAGTAGTAATACACAGTGCTGCTTATTTTTTACAGCCTCAGTAAGCTGTCCTCCGTTTTCATAACCAACGTATCCAGGTGCTGCACCAGTAAGTTTTGCCACTGAGTTTTTCTCTGAATACTCAGACATATCAATTCTGATAAGCGCTTTCTTATCTCCAAATATTTCTTCAGCTAGTTTCTTGGCAATGAGTGTCTTACCACTACCAGTAGGTCCTACCATTAGGATATTTGCCATAGTTTTTGCCTTATCTCCAAGACCAACCTTATTCCTCTTTATTACCCTACAAACGCTATCAATAGCCTCATCTTGACCAACAATACTTTCTTTAAGTGTCTTGTCAATAGTTGCAATCTTAGCCTTTTCGTTGGCAGATAATTTGCTTACTGGTATCTTGGTTATTTCTGATACAACGTCTGAAATATTATCTTCATTTATCTCTATCTCGTTTATTTTCAACTTCTTGATATCCCTCTTATAATCAGCAAGGTCTGATGCAAGTACGTTTTCTTCAATTGTTAAACTATCAATCAGCTCGAAATCTCCATTATTGAGGGCATTATACTTTTCAGCTTCAATTTCCTTCATTCTCTTCTTGGTGTTCTGAATCTCGATTGGTTCTCTGTCTATTAGTGAAGTTCCAGCGCCAGCTAGGTCAATCAAGTCAAATGCTGAATCTGGAAGGCATCTGTCTGACATATATCTCTCAGCCAGTTCTATTGCCTTTCTAATACTCTTCTCAGTGTAAGTAACATGATGGAAATCCTCATAATACCTCTTATTCTGCATAAGAATTTCAAATGCTTCGTCAGCAGTGTTTGGCTCAATTATTACCTTCTGAAGTTTTCTTGAGATAGATGTGTTATTTTCAATGGAATTTCTATAGTCTTTGAAAGTGGTTGTTCCTATTACCTTTAATTTTCCATCAGCAAGAGCACCACTAATCATTCCTGATATATCAGTGTCCTTATCCTTACTTCCATTCTTCAGAACATTGTGTATATCATCGATGAATAAGATGTATTTGTCAGTTTTTTGAAGTTCTGTAAATAATCCATTAATTCTTTCCTCGAACATTCCCCTGAAATGAGTTCCGCTAACAAGTGCCATGATGTTAAGCATAACAATCTGTTTCCCCTCAAGGAATGATGGGACTTTTCCTTCCTCTATCAAATTTGCAAGACCATACACAATTGCTGTCTTACCGCAACCACCGTTACCAACAAGAACTACATTGTTTTTCTTTCTCCTTGCAAATGCCTTTATTATGGATTTTATTTCATTTTCTCTTCCAATGATGTCATCAACTTCACCATTTTTAGACTTGATATTGATGTTTGTGGTGTACTTTGTAACAAATTCCCCATCAGCACCACTACTTACGCTAGCCCCAGCATTTACGCTGCTCTTCAATGGTATAGCCCCATTGTCGTTTTTTAGCTTCTTTGGTTTAATCCTGTTAGGTCTTTTTGGTTGCTCTTCTATTTCTCCTGGAGAATAGCTACATTTCTCATATATGAAATTATATTCAAGTCTGAACTTATCAAAAACTTCTGCATTTTTAAAATTGTTTTCTTTGTTTAATACAGCAAGGAGAACATGCTCAGTACCAATTTCGACATTTTTCATCTTGTCTACCTCATCCTTTGCACAATTCAAAAGTCTTACAAGTTCGTCTCCGAATATTGCATTTTCTTTATTAGCTTGGGGTCTCATATGAGCCTCTATAACAGAAACATAAACCTTCCTCAGTTCCTCTATGTTATTTGACATTAGGCAATTGTCAAGTATAAGGTTCGCATGGCAGTTCCTTACGTCCAACATAGACAGAATAAGGTATTCTGGCGTTAATACTTCTGTTGGAAATTCGTTGATTAGAGTGTCTGTCATATATGTCATGACCTCACTCATTTCTAATGTGTAAATGTTTTCCTTATTTTTACTCATAATTTTTTGTTCTATATTCAAAATATAATAAAAATGTTCGATAAATCAAGCATTTTTGTTAAAAGAAAATTTGCTTTTTTAACATTTTTTATATATCTTTGCAAAAAATAGTTAAATGCTATGGAAGAGTTATTGTTTGATAAGATTATGAATGGCGAGTCATTGGTAAAAGATGTACTGAAAACTGATGGTGTAAGTTCTATCAGAGATAATAATGGAAAGTCATATTGGTGGAACACCATTGATAAAGCAAAGAAATATCGAGTTAGAAAGTATGAATATGATAGAGCACTACAAGATTATTCAGTTATTTCTTATGAGATAGAAGAGTTATAATTACAAATAAATTTAATAAAAAATGAGTAAAGTATTCAATTTGTATACAAAGGACAAAAACGGTAATGACATTGACAGAACTTGGTATTTATCTAGTAATATTAAGTATAGTGAATGTGTTGACCGTGACAACGAACTTAAAGTATTGAGAATTGTGTTCAATAATGCAACTCAATATGAATACAAGGATGTGGACGTGTCTCAATATTTGCTTTTTAGGGATTCCGAATCTCAAGGTAAAGCATTAAACCAGTACATTAAGCCAAAAGGTTATGCCTACGAAAAATTGGAGAATGCAGACCTTGCAACTCTTGACGGTGAACTCAACTTCAGGGTTGAGGGAGGTGTGTTCATCAACTATGATGGTAAGAAACTTATTGCTAGGGATAACAAGGATAATGTTATCTTTGAGAAAGAAACCAAGACTGACAGAGAAGGACTTAATAATATTTGTGGTGTTCTTACTGCTGTTGGTAAAGATGTAAAACTAATCACTACGGAGGAATTTGACAATGGAGAAAGCGGAGAGGATTAGATTGTATGAGAAAGCCATAAACAAATGGGGAGTTGAAGCCCAGAGAAATATGGCATTTGAGGAACTTGGTGAACTCAACACCATTCTAGCAAGAGATAGAAGGGGTAGAGCAACCAAAGAAGAGATTTTAACTGAACTAGCTGATGTTACCATTATGTGTGAACAGATGGCGGTCATTCTTGGGTTTGAAGACTATGAAAAGGAGTTGGATAACAAATTAATAAGACTAAGGGATAAAAAACTTAAATTAAATGATAATAATTAAAATTTTGGGAGCTATATTGGTTGCAATTGGTTTATTCTTAACAACCAATATTTTATCAAGTAAAATTAATAAAGGAATAGGTTGGGCATTATCATCTTTAGGTATGTTTTTATTTTTTGCCTATGGCATGATATGTGGAAATATGATTTTTGCATCGCTCAGTTTATTATTTGCAATTGTTAATGCATATTTTTCTGTAGATTATTTCAAAAAAAGACAAAGAGTAAATGGGTATAATAATTAGTTCATTTCCTGGGTGTGGTAAGAGCTATCTTATGAATACTCATGGAGATAAAGCAAAGATGCTTGATGCGTTTACTCCAGAACTGGTTGGTGATAGCGGTGATGGTGGATATGACTACAACGTATGGGTTGACAAGATAATGAATGTGGTTGATGAATATGACATAGTATTCGTTCCAGTTGCAGAGAAAATGCTTGAAACATTGAATAAGAGGGAGATTGACTATGACATTTTTTATCCATCAAAGGAAAGACGAAAGGAGTTCCTAGAGAACATGGTTAGGAAAAGAGCCTTTAGTAATGACATTATGATGCTTGACAGGGACTTTGACAAGATTGTTGATAGAATTGATGCAATCGAGTCTGATAATTGTTATAAGCATAAGATGGAAGAACCTGGTCACTTCATTGGTAATGATGCTGCTATCATGCAGTACGTAAATAACATAAATAAAATACAAAACAGCAATGAGCAGAAATCTGGCGAAAGAGTGGAAGAATCTCCACGAAGTGAAGAGAATAATGAAGAAAATGAGGCGTGAAATGCGTGAACTTGATAAGATGATGGCAACCGCATGGCAGGAAGTATGCCAACCAGCAAATAATTATTGATAAATCATAATTTGCATGAATAATGTAGATAAACAATATTTGTCACTCCTATCTGATATAATGGAGAATGGAGTTGAAAAGGAAACAAGGGCGGGTGCTGTTAAATCAGTATTCGGAAGGCAAATGAGGTTTGACCTTAAGGAAGGTTTTCCACTGCTTACAACTAAG